ACAGCTACTCTAAGTTTCTGATTATTAGCAGCTAAAGTCTCAACAATTTTAGATAAATCTTCCATAATGTTTTTAATTATTTAAACTATAAAAAAAAACGATTTTTTTATTCGATTATAATACTAATTTCATCTTTAAGTATTTCTACAAGAGAATCAATATCATAACTACCTAATGTAGGGTCACTCCATTCTCTATCTTGAATATCTACATTTTCATTAAAATGACGAATTGAATACCAAAGATTACCATCGTCATTATAAGGAGCAGCTTTCCAATTATCCTCTACAGGGTGCGGATTTGAATAAGAACCGCCTGTTGGAGCAGCAGGTTTATTTTCAGCACGAGTAAAAGCAATACCAATAATAGAACTATAAGCTTTGACTTCATAGTCAAGCCAATATCCATCATCAAGTTCCCCCGTAGGAGGTGTATTAGCAGGAACATCTTGCTTGCTAAGATAAACATGCCCGTTATGTTTAACAAGCGTAAGACGTTCATAAGTTTTTTGACTATTATATACATTATTTTCAGCAACAGTAATGATAGCCTTTCCTAAATCTTTATTTTGTATATCCATATTTAGTTAACATTAAATGAGAATCTTCAATTTCAAATTCAATATTTTCAGTATTATCTGAATTATCAATCTCATGCAAATGTCCAGTTATAGGGTCAAGTTCTAACTTAACATTAGCTTGTTTCTGACAAGGAAGAACATCCATATAAACATGACCATTTTCTTCTATTTCTCCAATATGATATTCATAAGAAATATCATTATCCTTAAACCAATTATTAAGATAAGTAACAATCATTTTTAAGAACAACTCGTATTTCTTTTGCATCTTAAAGAAATGAGCAGCAATTAGAGATTGAAATAAATTAATATTGAATATAGCTTTACGAAGTTTGTGACTATCATTATGAGAAGCAATAAATACTTTTAATAAATCAGCATAAAGGCATTTAAGATTATCAGGAATATAATGATAAAAATAGTCGTAAATATTAGTATCATAACTGCTATCGTAATAACGTAAAAACATTACACTATCAGTATCATTCATGTTGAAAGTACAAGAAACAGCATTTTCGTACTTACCATCCATGGTACGATAATTAATAAAAGCATAAGTATCAGTTCCAATAGGAGGATTATAATCATATCTAATAGTTATAGTAAATTCATAGCTATTAGATGTTCCATAAAAGTATTCGCAGTAAGGTTGACTACATTCTCTATTAGCAGCAAGATTCTTACCTTTATATTGTTGAGTTTCATCTACGCTATTAACTTTTCTACCATTTCTATAATACTCATGTTTTAGTGTATAAGGATTAGTTATTTCTCTTTTGTTTCTAAAAAGATAAAAATCACCAGTCACATACATTATACATTCATCATGAGATTCAGAATCTTTTTGATTAACAGAAATTTTCTTATCAGCAGTATTTCCGTCATCATCTATAATATGAACAGTAATCTTTCCATCACGACCATATAATTCATCAGTATTTTCGTCCACATTAAAATGAGTAACATCTTGACCACCAGTCTTAATCCAATTTACATCCGCACTTGCTTGCCAATGAAGATTCTCATCAGTTCTATAAAGTTCATCATTTATATAAGTTAATCTATCACTTTTAAGAACTTCAAAATCGTAACCATTAGGAGCGTAAGCATCGCATTTAATAGATTCAGGTCTAACTTCAAGTCTATATTGATACTCAACTTTGCTTGCTTCTTTTATAATAGTAAACAATAAAGTCTTACCGATACCATCAGCACTTTCTGATTGAGTAACAACAATATTTCCAGTATATCTATTATTTGTAGTATTTAAATTACTACGAATATAAATCTTACTATCTTGACTGTTTGCATTAACAGAAACTAAATTAGCAATTTCTCCACTTAAAGCAGTAGTTAAATCAAAATTAACATTAATATTTCCATCCTCATATTTACCATTAACTTTCTTCTTTTTATAACTTCTAATAACAATATCTTTGTTAGCATTTGCATATTGGGTAAGGGTAATTTCATTGCTATCATCAGTTTCAAAGAAATAATCATATTGAATAGAAGCGCCAACTTGAGTAATATTAACTACTAAATCTTTACCGTTAACTTCGTTTTGTGTATAACGTATTCGACCAGTACGTTCTTCTTCGTTATCATTTTTATTAATAGTAATACTATTAGGCAAAGATGGAGCAATAGTTATAAAATCGCTACCATTAGTAACTTCTCCTGTATAAGCAACACTTTCTTTATTAAATGGTTTACCATTAATATAATATTGTTTAAAACTTTGAATATTAAGAATAATAGAAGTTCCAGAATTAGGAGCGTTAATAACTTCCTGGTTACAACTAAACATATATTCAAAAGTTTCTTCAGCAGCATCTTGTTTAATAACAATAATTTCCTGTTTATTACTTTCAGTTTGAGTGACAATAATATTGTCGGTTCTAATTTCGGTACTTGTATTAGCAGACATATACCATTTAGTCTTATCAGAAGTATTATTCTTTAAAAGACCTTTTTCAGAACGAACAGTATAATTAACAGCAACTTTATCTCCTTGAGCTTCGCCATTAACATAAGTTTCTTTGTAACTTTCTACTGTTAGTTTTACAGGATTAGTACCATTAACATCAATAGTATTTCTATCTACATTAGCATTAAGAGTATAACGAATTTCTTTATTAAGACTATCTTGACTAACTTCAATTTTCTTATTACCCTCAACGCCAACTTCTTCTCGTTCGATAATTATAGAACCGGAACGAGGAAACGAAGTATTGGCTTCGGCAGAAACAGAATTACCATTAACAACAAAATATTTATTTGAAGAAGTTGCTTTATAAGGAACAAGAATTTTATCGCCTATAACTTCACCACTTTCATTAGTAAGTTCTTTATAACTATTAACAACAAAAGTTTCACGTCCGCCCTCTGATGGAAGTTCGATTCTTTCGGGAAATATAGTAATAGTATATCTATAACTAAGTTTGCTAAGTTCTTGATTGATAACTCCATTTAGAACATTATTGCTTTCATTTTGAATAAGTCTAAATTTAGCAGTACGAACAGAAACTTTGTTTTCTTTAATAACAATAGAATGATTACTTTTATTCCAAATAATCCAACTATTATCGGAAACATTATCAAGAGCAAAATTATAATCAATAAACAATTCTTCTACTTTGCTTCCAATAGAAATAGTTTTCTTAGAAATAACGTTGAACGCAATAGTTTGTCCAAGACCATTATCTTGAATATTTAATTGCTCTTCATCATTAATTTCAAAAGTATATACTTCTTTAATATCATCAAATTCATAATCATTACCAATACATTTGATAGTAACTATGGCATCTTCAACATAAATTTCAGAATTACCTACATATACATTTTCATATTTAGTTAAAGCTCTTTTAACAAATTCATATATAGTGTTAGCTTTATCTGTATATCCTTTTTCATAGAGGAAAGCAGCATTTTTAAATAAATTCCAAAGCTGAATAATAGATTTGTTTTTAGGAGCACAAACATTATCACAACCTTGAATAGCACTAATACCATATTCAACAAGCAAAAATTGGATTTGCCGATAAGAGCAAACCCAATCAATAGGAACACGGATATTATTTAAAACAGTATCTTCCATATTCAGACGTATTAAATATTACTTTTATTAGTTCTTGCTCTTCTTCGGTAAGAAGAATATCATAAGCTATACAAGAAGAAATAATATCATATAAATAAGAAGCACCGAAGATATTGTTAGAAATAAAACCGAGATTAATTTTCTTAATATCAGTACCAATAACTTGAATAATATTATTTTCAAGTTTGTCGGCAAGTTCTTGAAGTAATTGATAATCCTTACTCATATTCGGTATATTTATTATTTACATAAACTATCCAATCATCAACTTTAATACTAAGATTACTATTAATTTGCGAAATACGAAGTTTATCTTCTTGACCGTTATATATTATAGCAAGAACATCTTTAATACAATCGTCTTTCCAACTATCTTTAAGAAACTCACTAAGAGGAGTATTACCAACTTCGTATAATGAAAGAGTATGATAAGCACGATAAAATTCTGTATTAACAGTCTTAGTTATATTTGCTATAATAAATTCTTTATTAATATCAATATTGTTATTGATAATAATATTACGACAAAGATTAACAATTTTATATTGAAAATTAAAAAATGCAAGTTCAATAATAATTTTACCTTTTTCTAAATTCTTTTTAGTAATATCTTGAAAAAGATTATCAAGAATAGCATTTAGTTTTGCAACATTATTGCTAACCTCTTTAACAGCAAGACCCATTTCGACAAGAGATTTTTTATCATCTTTATGTCTGAAATAGTCTATCAACTTTATAATAACAGTATAACTAATAAATACTACGCTCGAAATAATTACAGTAATATAAGAAGTATTACGAACAGTATTTTCAATTACACTATTAAAAACTTTAAATTCTTCCATTATAGCCAAAACGACGAAAGCCACTATCACCGTAATCTAATACAGTAATAGTGGCTCTCCATATTATACAGATATGTTTATTAACTCAATTAAGCTACACTGGCAATAGTTTTAAGTATAGTTTCAGCTTTAGCAATTGCGGCAGCACCCGTAGGCAGAGCAATTTGAACAATCTGATTAATACTTTGGTCAACAGTTTTCATTTCCCGTGGCTCAGCAAATTTAAGCGTAAATACGGTATAACCTGCATCAACACTATCAAGCTGTGCAAGAGGATTAAGTGGATAACCAGGATAAATAAGATTCGCAGGGTCTTGATAAGTATATTCAATACCAGCATCGGCGGCAGCTTTCATAGCCAAATCTTTAATATAGTTGGCATCTGCAAGCGGAGTAACAGCAGGTGTTTCTGCAACTGCTACACCAAACAAATCATCGCCAAGAGCAATCTTATAATCTTCTCCTTTATTTACAGCAGTAATAGTAATCTTAGCAGCTTCGGTAACAGCTTTAACACCGGAAGCAGGATTATTATTAAGTTGTTTAGTTAATTCTTTAGCACAAGCAGAAGCATCTTGACCATCTTTAACGCGCATAGTAGCAGTCCACTTATTACGTTCATTAAACTGAACACCTTTCTTAACTACTACAACAGTCAAGTCATCACCAACAGTAGGAGCAGGAATTGTAAAATTACCTGTATAAGCACCAGCAGCTTGATATACCATTTTGGTAAAACTAAACTTGTTCTTATAAATAGGAACAATTACATCGCCGCCTTTAGCATCTTCTTTTCCAAGAAAGATATAGCCTTTATCCTTAATTTTAGTACCATCAGAATCAACAGTATGTTGACCATTAACTAAAGCGGAAAAAGCTAATTGACCAACAGTAAGAGCTGTAAGGTCATCACCTAAATCTGACTTAGAACCTAAAAGAAAAGTTCTCATAGCTTTATAATTTTATTAATTTATTTTTGGTTCGTTAGGCATAGCAAAACTATCTCTAAAATAAGCAATAGCAAGTTCAACTATTTCCATGTGTAAATAATCAGGCAAGTCGCAATTAACTCTATTTTCTATTACTTGCTCATCATATTTAACAACAGCAGGAAGTTTAATATAATTATAAACAACCTTTGTAGGTTTACTATTACTATTACCGTTATAAATTTCGATAGAATGTTTGCCATCTTTTACAATAGAAACGCAAATAGGATAACGTTTCGTAGCACGATTACAATAATCTCGAAGAGTTCTTTGAAGATATTCAGCTTCGATTATACGACAATCGTCAAGAGTTTTGTTATCATAGCTAACAGCAAAATGAGTATAAAGCATAACATTAACATTAGTAACATCAGCCGTATATGGGTCAATATCAGTTCCACCCCCCGTAAGGGATGAACCAGATATTTCACCTTTCGTAGCAAGATTTCGCAGAGCATTAAGTTGACTAATATCAGCATTTGCTTTGATTATATAATCATTAGCAGTTTGAGCATTTTGCGAAATAATACTACGAGTTTTAGCCATGATAGCATGATTAAGACATATATCAATGTCTTCATTATAAATAGCACGAGCAGTCTGCAAACCCATTCTTTGAGCCAGCTCTCTGAACGTGATGTGCATCTGTACTATATCCATAACTTTAAGCAAGTTTTAATTGGTTTTCGTAAGCTGTACGCATATCGCCATTATCAGGATTTTTAAACCAAGCAAGAGCCTCTTTCATATTAGCACCAATAAAATCACCAGCACCGCTAACAATATTTTGTGAATGAGGATGACGAATAAGAATACCATAAGCTATAAGTTTTTCAATCATAGCTTTAAGACTTATATCTCTATCTGTACACATTTTGTTAAAGCGAGCAGGTTCTTGACTTGCAAAATAATCAAGATTATTTTCCTTAAGAACTCTATCTTCTGCAAGAGAAGGAATAAGCGGTCTATTAGTAAATATACAATACGCAGCATAAACATCGTCAAACAGTTTATCATTAGCTGTAATATTAACGAAGTTACGTTTAGCATTATTAACTTCAAGACGTTTCTTAGCTTCAAGTTCTTTCTCTTTCTGTTCGTCTCTAAAATAGAATCTAATATTAGGTTTGTTATTAATGATTGCAGTATCTTTAGCAACATCAGTATATAACAAACAATGACGATAAAGAAGATAATCAGCTACATTATCGGGATAACCGTATCTGTATTTTTCTGATTCAAGAGCATTAAGTTTAATAATTCGATTTTCGATTGCTTTGTCAAGAGCAGCACTATCACCGCGATTTACGGCAGCAAATTCAGCATCAATAGCTTCTTCTGCATTTTTAAATCTGTAATAGTCTTTAACATGATGATAATGGAAACTAATATTAAGTCTCTTACCAAGTTTATCAACTTTTACCTGAATATTATTAAGATATTCCTTAACACGTCTAACGAAGTTTTCGTTAGTAGGAGAAACGCCAATCAGATTAGGAAAATAAGCTTCAACCTCACCTTTATTAGAAGCAAGAGTTCTTGAACTACGAACAGAACTACCAATAAATTCATTCCGTTCTTCAAGAGATTTATCGTTAACTTTACGGTAAAGAGAGAAAGAAGAAACCAAAGCAATAACGATATATCTATCTTCAAAATAAGGTTCATTTAAATCTTCATCTCTTTTTTCTCTAAGAGTTTGTGAAGTTTCTCCAATTTGGTTATTAGCTGTTTCAACAGCAGCGGCAGGTTTATTAATTTCCTGTTCTTTATTTTCAGCAGCAGCAATTCCAATAGTAGGCATAATCTTTTTAATTTAATTAGTTATTACAATACGCATTTCAGCAAGAACATCTTCGTAGTATTGTTTACTTGCAGACCCATACTTCCCTTAATCTCATAACGAGACATATCAATTTCGGTAGAAGCACGATTGGTAGTAGAAACACCCCATTCCTTAGGTATCGGAGTCATACCCTCAATAACCTTAGCAATATATTCTTGTCCCTCTTGACGAACAATACGAACGTTATTTTCGCCTTTATAAGAAGAGAAATCAATAAAGCAAGCTTGATGAGAAGTAATAGGTAGACCGCTACGAGGATGAATTTGTCCATTCTGTTTTGCAGCTTCAGCGATAGTACCTTTATCCAAGAGTGAACAATGTTTAACGGTAATAGTATGTCCATCAACAGTAATAAATTTATTGAAATACTTACCATAAGCAAGACCACTACCATTATCCATAATCTTCTTTTCGCCAAGAGGAGTAATAAAACCTTTACTCATAGCATCATTCTCGATAGCATATTGGAAATCTTGAATAAATCCTTTACCTGCCATAAGCACAATATTCATTGTACCATCATCAGTATCTTTATTCAAAACATCACCAACAGTTCTTTCGAGTTTGTTAAGAGTAAGATATTCACCATAAGTATCGTAGTTACTTTCACGACAAATTTCCAACATACCGGCAGTACGAGGAATTGGTTTACCATTATCTCTATCTTTCAAACGAATAGTGCCATCAGGAAGTCTATTATAAGTAGACAACCACAGACGTTCTTCGTTCATTACGCGCATTGTCAAGTTAAACTGGCGCATTTCTTCTGAAATCCAAAGACGAGTAGTACCACCGCCATTACCTTGCTGAAATTCATATTCAGTAACAACATTAGAAATATTACCGGCAACCTCTTTACTATAACGGAAAAACTCAAGTTGAGAAGTCATAGAACCAGGCCCCATAGTATTGCTTCTATTACCCTTAGAATAAGATTCAGAAACAGTAGGAGCAGACATGCTCAAATAAGTTCCTTCAGCAAAGTTCTTCGGGTCAACGAAAGCAGTAGGAGAAGCGTTAACAGGAGCAAGCAAATAAGCATAACCGTAAGCACTTTCGCCTAAATCTTTCTGAATACGAAGCAGAGTACCATCCGGACAAATCAAACCATATTGTTCGATAAACCAATGAGTAGCAAAATGAACTTCAAATTCTGCACCACCAAGACCAGGCTTAGTATTAGCAGCATTGAAATAAGTTACATAATCAGTAAACTTCATACGACCCATAGTCTTCCAAGTCCACTGAACAGTTTTAACAGACTTAACACCGCGGCTACCTTGACCCTCAGTCATAAAGGTAAGAGGAAAACGGTCGTCATCCATACCATAGTTGTAAGTCAGAAACGCATTAATTTCAACAGGTTTAGTGAGTTGAAGATTAGCAATACTTTCTTCATTAGAGTAGCCTCTATCATCATAACGACCCGTTGACAAAACTCGCATTGTGTACATAATCAACAGTTTTAATTAAGTTATACATAACCAAGAACATCAGTAATATTATCGCCAATTTTCTTGTTTGCGGCAGGCTTAGTAATTTTAATAGAACTTTTACGTCTTTGTTCAGCAGCTTTAAGACGAAGCGTCTTAGTCTTTTCAGATGCAATCGCAAGGTCTACAAGATTACTATAATTTCCGCCAGTAAATTTAAGATAAGCACGAAGCAAATCATTTTGAAGTTGTTCTTCTTCCGGAGTTTCCATTAATTCTCTTTCATAACGGCTATATCCTTTATCATCTACTTGATATAGATAATTAAAGAAATCATTAGCGGTTGCAGCACTTTGTTTACCGTTTTTATTAATAAGAATAGTTTCAGGAATTTTATAACCAGCAATCTCTTTCTTATCAATAGCAGATTTAACTTTACCCCAATAAGCAATTTCAGCTTTTTTATCTTCTTCAATCTTATGTTGAGCAGCCTCGGCTTGTTCAGCTTTAACTCTCTTATCGTTTTCTTGAAGAGTAGCAAGGTCTTGTTTAGCAGCATCTAAAAGACGATTAGTACTCTTAAGGAAAGAAATATAATCATCAATGCTTCCGACCTTGCCACTTTCTTTAAAGGCTTCGCGAACTATCGCTTCTTGTTGTGCAGTATTATTTTCGTCAATAGTAATTGTACTTCTATCTCGAACTTGACCGAATCCCTCATAACTATTTCCGTTAGCAACATAATAATTAAGAAAATCGCTTACAATAGGAAACTTATCAATAAGTTGCTGAACACCAGCTTGAGCATATTCGGTACGTTTAGCATCAAGAACTTCATTAATATATGAAGTAACTCCATCGGGAGTATTTTCAAAAGTAATAGGTTTATCATTTTCGTCGGTAACTTCAAAACCAACTTTCTCAATAATCTTAGCAACATCAATTACATTTTCTGTATCATTAGCGTCGTCAACTTCAAATTGTTTAAAAAAGTCTTTAACATCTTTAGCTTCTTTGAAAACTTTATTATTTTTATCAACAAGATTTCCCTCAGCGTCAACAGTATAAGTATCTTCTCCAATAGTAACAACAGAACCAGGTTCAACAGCTAAATCGTTATCATCATCTTTATTACCATCATCATTACCATCTTTATCATTTGCATTAGCAGCAGGATTATCGACGTCATCTTTTTTACCATTACCATCGGTCTTACCGTTGTTGTCTTGACCGTCATTATTCGGCTCATCAATAGGAGGAATAATATTTCCATCAGAACCAACAGTACCAGTAACGCCAGTATCTAAATCTGTAACAGGTTCAGTCCCACTATCAGTAGGATTAGCATTAAAACCAAAATCTAATGTAGGCATAATTTTAATAGTTTTATATGGTTATTATTACTTTGTTATTTCAAGACAAATGTATAAGCACTAACAGCATTATGTCGAGCATCACAATTACTTACTCGATTTCGTTTGCTTATTTCTACTGTCTTGTTAGTATCAGCAAATAGCCTTGTCGCTTACAGACTTGACGAAATTTGAACGATTTATGGCGAATTGATTAATCCTCTACGGGGTGTATCAACGTCTTGCACAGAGCCTTAGAATAAGCCGAATAGTAAAACATATTTACAAATGCTGTAAATCGTAATAACGAATAATAGCAGCAATAAAAAAGCCGCTACTACTCTCACGAGTGGCAACGGCTAAATCCATTTACAAAGCACAAATACAAGTATTTATAATACAAGTTTATTTTTTATCGAATCTATTTTTATTTTGCTTAGCGACTTTATAACTCATATCAGCCTTATAAATATCAGAAGCAAATTTCTGATTATTGGCTTGAATTTGAGCACCAACTTTTTCTCTTTCAACAGCTATCTTTTCTCTTTCAATCGCAGTCTTAGCAGCATCGACAGCAGCAGTATTAACCACTCCATTATTGAGACCCCCCGTAGAGGATAGAACAGCTTTTATTTCCTCAATTTGCCCGTCAAGGTATTTTTCAAGAGCAAGTGTTTCTCTATCTTGTTGACCCTCCGCAGCAATCTTATCAAGTTCATATTGTTGAATCATTTGAGCATTTTGAGCATCAAGTTGTTTCATACGTTCTTCATGTTGACGATTAATCTCTTGAAATTTAAGAATACCTTTCTTTATTTCAGCAGTATTATCGCCCTCGATTGCAACAGCAGCCATTCCAGCATCTCCATTCTGTGCAGCACTAAAAGCAAATTGTTTATACTGATTAAGTTTATCACGTTCCTTTGCAGAAAGTTTAGCTTTAATAACATAATCAGCATAAATATGCTTATCGACATCAAGACTGAAATATTTTATAGAAGCATCATTCTTAGTCTTATAAGAAGTTCTTAAACCGTCAATCCAAGCGAGTTTAGAATAATCCATATCGCGAGCATAATCATGTTCTCGCATATAATCAAACATAAACTCAACTATAACACTTCCCATAGAACCGCGAATAATAGCTTGTTCAGTAACCCCTTTACCGGCACTATTGGCAATCTCGCCATAACGTTGAGGAGTCATATCAACTTTAAGATTGGCAGCCTGTTCATTAGCCTCAATAAGTTCTGTAAGCTGAGCAATATAAGCAGAAGTATCGCTATTAAGCATACGAACTTGTTGTGCTCTCAACATTCCCTGGTCATCTTCATCATCTATATAAAGAACGCCATCAGCAGCCATTCTATAAATAGTTTCTTCGGGAACACTACCTAAAAGAGATTTAGCAATCAAAAGAACGTTAAGTTTGTTCTTAGCAAGAGCCATTTCTCTATGATAAGCAATTATATTACCAAAGATTTGATAAGGCATTATTAAATCAATAATACTAAAACGACCAAGCCCAGGCATTAATTCTATCAAACCATTATAAGGAAGTTTACCATTTCTATTATAAGCAATTGGTCTACACTTATAAGGATATATAGCATTATTTCTTCCACCTATTCTATCGCATTCAAAAACTTGTGATTCCCAAACCCATTCAATATCAATATCGCCATTATCGGGATTAAGAACATAGTCTTCGTCTACAATAGTTTCTCCAATAATACCATTTTGTTGATAAGTAAGAATACCTTTCTTAACTTCTCCACGCCAAACAACATGCCAAACTTCAATAAGATTATTATTATATTCACGAGCCATTATCGGTTGACGTTCAAAAAACTCTCGTTCATTAGCAGTGAATTTATTACACATATCGGGATATAACTTCTTGAAGCTTTCCCATTGCAACAATCCTCTATCATCTTGACTTGTCATTTTGCCGCTAATATAATAAGTGTCGAGAAACTCCTTACCTTTGTCGTCGAGAATATCATAATACTCATCCATTATCTGCTGAAAAGTCATCATTCGTCTTTCACAAAAAGCATCGAAATCTTCAACAAGAATATTATCATTAGGAATAGGAAAAGCATCACGATTAGAAACTACTCGTTTAACTATTTTATTACCTTGAATTTCTGTATAAGTGAATACACGACCAAAAGCAACCCATTCAAAATAAGCACGAGCATATAAAGCAGCAGCATCAGTCAAATCATCTATAACATTAAGAATATCTTGACCTTGTGCGGTTATATCATCAATATAATTTTCATTAAATTCTTTTATGAAAGCTTCGACATCAAAATTATCTTGAGGATTAAATTGTTCAGGTTGTCCACCTTGTTGAACAAATTGTTCATAATTCTGTTTAATTCTTTCAGCAATTTTTTGTTGAACAATAGTCATAAGTTCTTGACGAAGTTTGGCATCGCGAGCAAGAACTACTTCTGAATTATTAGCACCTACAATAAAATCATGAGGATTCTGAATATATTCGCCAACATATCTACGAACAACACCGCCAACCATATCGTAGTTACGCATAGTAGCAGGAAATCGTTGATAATCTTTATTTGTGGCATTATAAGGATTTAGAATCTTCTTATAATATTCGGCATCAATATTACCTTTTAAAAAATGATATTTCTTTTCAATATCATCAGTTTGAGCAATACTTAATGCTTGACCAATAAGCCAATCACAACTATTGGCATAAAACTCCGGCTTGTTTCTTTCCGCAGCACTAACTCTTTGCTTAGGAAAATTTAAATCAGTAGGAAAATACATATTATTAGTTATTATCGTTATAAGTAATCATATTATAAATATATTCTTTATTGTCAAGAAGTTCAAATCTAAAAGCTATACTACCAAATATAAAAAGATATGTACTTAATGATTGTTCTCCAGTCATATTATTAATACCATTTACGTTTGAAAAAGTTATTAGCAGTACTACTATTTTCTTCTAATTTTTGTCTTTTGCTAAGTTCAAGCTTACCTTTAATGTCAAGAGACTTACAATAAATACCAAGAAGAAGCATTTCAGAAACACGGTCAAAGTTACCCTCGTCATTCCATTTCTTAAGTTCAAGAATAGATTGATAATCTAATATTCTATGAAAGTTATAAACATCATTGCCTTGTTCGTCTTTACCAATAACTGTATAAAGAAATTCTTTTAGCAAACGAAGAGCATTAAGTTTCTTAACACCATCAGTAATAACATACCCATAAGTAGAACTAACTTTACCTTTAATAGTCGTATCCCAAACAAACAAAGGTTCATGAGCAAGATAACGAAGAGCTTTCCATTTAGTAAAATTAGAAACAGTTTCGCCACGATTGACTTCGACTATACCAGTTCCAATACAATTATAATAAATACAAAGATAAAGAAATATTAAATCAACTTCTTCAAGTTTATCTTTACGACCATAATAAGAAGCACAACATTTAAACTTATATCCGTTACGAGCAGACGGCATTTCCCAAACATGAATACTATTATGAGAATGTCTATTAGTAATTTCTTTCTTTTCTTTATCTATACCAACAGGGTCATAAGTAGCACAATAAGTACCCTCGGGAATTTCTTTTATTTCTCTATCATTTTCATATCGAATATCATATTGAGGATGATACCAAATACGAACACAACCATCAGGTTGCTCATTTCCTTTACGGGGTACTCCTTGTATCCAATCATAAACTTTAGCATTAGGATTTTCTTGCTTAATACGTTTGTTAGATTTAAATACAATAGTATTGCCCTCTTTAAAAAGCATTCCATCAACATAAAAATGATAGTCGCTATCAACACGAAGTTTATTTTCATAAGCGATAAACGCTTCACTAACGAAAATATTTTCAGTAGCACTACTAAAACTTTCAGCAGGAAACAAAGCGCGTTGACCGCAATAATTAATAAACTTAGCAAAAGTTTTAGTTTTTTCTTTCATTGCTTCACGAGAACGCATAGCGATTTTAATACCTAAATCTATATTACTATTTCCGTATTCATCAATAGCTTTAATTCCATCAATAGAACCCTCAAGTCCCCAAGCATAAGATTTAAAGAAACCACAAATTTCATTACGAGCATCTTTATCCCAAACGTTTTCAAATGCCATAAAATTAAATTCACCTGGAGAATAAAAGTTTTCTTCAAAAACTTGCATATTAGTAGCAGTAGCAGTTCCCCAAGCAACAAGCATACCGGTAGTAATATCACCGACCGTCATAGCAGGTTCAGTTACAGTCATAAATTCATTAAAATTCTGCATTGTAGAAAGCTCTTCTACATTAACACCAATAGCATCTTTACCAATAGCACAATCGGGATTATTATTAGCTGATACAGATATTAAAGAACTTTGCCAACTATCTTCGGATTCAACTCCATTAGGAAGACGAAATCCAAGACGAAAGTCTTCAACGTTACTACTATAAATACCGCGTTTAAACATAGTCTTTTCTTCATAGAATCGAAGAGTATTAACTGCAAAGTCTGTAAGACCTCCTTTCTTAGTTAAGTATTTATTATCAGCAGCAACATTAATAAAAACTTTATGTTTTCGTAGATTTACAGCATTAGCAGCACGAGCAGCATTCATATAAGAAAAACCACCACGACGAGTCTTAACAATAATCAAATGGAAACCGTTATTCTTAGCAAATTCATAAATATTATGTGTCCAATATTGAGCGTCAATAAATTTAGGAAAAGCAAAAACTTTTTCACCCGTAGAACCAATTCCCGTACTTTTGACACTATCATCATCAGTACGTTCCATTCGAGTATAATTAAGAAAATTATAATAGTCTCCACTAATATGAACATTCTCAATACTACCATCAGGATTTTGCCAACAAGGAGCAGAATAACCATCTCGTCTACGCATAGCTTCACGTTTACGAAGTTGACGATAGGGTAAACTATCTTCTTTAAAATTAGTATATTTATTATCATTAGCCTCAAAATAATCAGCCATCTCAGTAAATAAATAAGTATTAATAAATTTACCAGGACGAATGTTCATTATAAAGCCGCCACTATCACCAATTCTAAAATGATTATAAGGGTCATAATATCCCTTTTCAGAAGCAAGAGGATAACGAGTTTTATCTTCGACAAGAAATTCAGCAAAAGGATACCTTTCTTCCATAATTATTATTTCATTTGACAAGTAATAATACAAGAAAAGCCGATGCAAAAGCACCAGCTACACCAGCAATAATCTTAGTCTTTTTCTTAGACTTATTAAGATTATCTTCTAATCTGTTTCTTGCAAGTTCAGAAGCAGAAGCATAACGTTTCATTTCTTCATAACTATTACTTAAATAATTAATCTTTATATTTTGTTTTTCAATAAGACTATCTTTAAGTTGAATAATTGTATCTTTAGTATAAGATTTAGCAATAAGAACATTAGCCGTTCTTAAATCATCAATAGCAACTCTAATACTATCTCCAACCCCCCGTAGAGGAGCTGCGAATAAGTTCATAGAACAAGACAACAGTAGCGCTATCGTCAAGACTAAGAACTTTATTTTCGATGTCTTTTTCATATTCATTATACTTAATAATTGTACTATCAATTCGTTTTATATCATAAGTAACAGAATCAATCCGAATATTAGTAACAGTTGTATCGGGGAACACATTTGTTAGATTCGTATTACTTCTATACTCCGACTTATTTAAAATTATTATTGTTATGAATAAATTAATTAACGCTATAATTAATACGACTATTAGTAACTTCTTCATGATTCTGTTATTTTAATTAATTTTTAATTGCAACAAGTTTATAAAGCAAATCTAAAGACCAAACTCCAGTTTCTCTTAAATCAAGAACTCTTTGAATAAATTTAATAGCAGCAACTTGTCCGCAATTAACAGCGGTATCAAATATTTGTTCAGCAACTAATTGATTAGGAATATCATCAAGTTCAAAACAATCCCAATATTTATCTTTATATAAGTCTTGAACTTTCTTTTCTAATTCGGGAGTTCTTTTAAGAATATTTTTAAATGTAGTAGGATAAGCCTTTTTAATTTGGTCAATACTTATCCAACCATTCCAATCAGGATTAGCTTTACGAGAAATACCTTTATAAGTTTCACCACCTTTATCGTCGGGGTCATTAACATAACCGCCCTCAGCAGCTTCAATCTTTTTATAAGCTAAACGAAAATCAGCCATAATATATAATTATTTATCGACATAAACAAAATAATAATCTTGTAATCTATAACGAAGTTTACCAGCTTTATCATTATTTTTGCAACAACGACTAATAGCTTGTTTCTTTATATTATTAACAACAGCAGCTTCATAAACACTTTTATAAACAACTTTATCGTTTTCGTCATAGATACTTATCTTTGCCACTCTAACAGCAGGAACATTAAGTATTGTCGGCATTTGTTACAAAGTATTTATTAGGATAAATAATCTTATTATAAATATCTATAACTTCACGTTCAAGATAATCATCGCTTAAATCATCAGTAGAATGAGTATAAATATTAACCCAATATTTAAAACCAAGAAAAGAAGTACGAACTTGAAGTCTAACAACTTTATAATGATAATTGCCATCTTCAAGATAATCAATATACTCTTCTACAACTACTCTTATATGTCCATTATTACGTAATTCAATCATAGTATTTTATTCATTAAGAACGCGATTAATCCAACCTCTAAGATATTTAATATTATTGCCTTTAGCAGCAATATTGTTATAATATCTAATGCGTTCAAGTTTATATTTAGCAACAAATAATTCAGCGCTTATAGTAGTATCAGCTTTATAAGAATTTAGACTATCTTGTGTATGAAGAAGTAATTCTTTTGTAGCAGCCAATTCAGAAACACAAGCAGTATCCGACCCCCCGTAAGGGATATAAATACGTTCAGCTTCAACATTATTATCACAAACAACAAAACCAAAAATGCTACCAACAATAAGACCAGCTATAACTCCATATATTATATTTTTCATAATCCTAAAGTAAAATTACGTTTAACATTTTGAGCTTTAAGTTTTAATTTTCTATCAGCAAGAATAGCATCTATTTCTTGTTCTCTATAAGGAAGATTATAAAAAGTAATCTTTTCAACTGGATTTTCTTTAATATGATAAAGACCGTCTTCAAAACGTTTCGGCATACCATATTCATTAAGTTCAAAATCACAATCAATATGAGCAAGCCAACAACCTTTAATAACAAGACCAGTAATTAAATTAACAGCTTTACCATACATAGAAAGTTGAAGATTATAAATGCTTCCATTACAATGAGGAAGATGTTGAGCAGGAGGAAGAAGAAATTCTTTCTTTTCAACCCAATCGCTTGTAAGTTGAGCAGGATGTTGCTTTTTATCTTTACGATAATAACCAGCAGTGAAACGAAGTCCAGAACGATTTGTCTTCCAATCACCAATAACAGCCTTATTCTCCCATTCATTAACAAGAAGAACGTCAATAGTTCCACTAATAAGATAATCTATTAAGAACATTCCAATTTCGGCATAAATCTTATAACCGTGATTAGTATATTTTTCAAAAACTTCATATAGATTATCATATTTATTATCAGTAGCTTCTTTGAATTGTTTAATATCAAGAAGTTTATAATTAGCATTAATTGTATTCAAATCAGCAACAGTAATCATTTCGCCGCCATCTTCATCAGTATTAAGATATTGAATAGCTTGCTTAAATTTACTACTACCTTTAATACCATCTTCAAGACCATTATGAACATTAGTACCACGTTCACAAGCTTCTTTAGTAATAGTATTCCATTGTTCTTCTAATTCTTTTTCAGTAATACCAAGTTGAACAGCTTTCTTATGTAACCAATATTTCTTATCAAATTTAGGAGCTAAATCATGTAAAAGAGTAGTAGTAGAAATATATTCGTTACCAAGAGTATCATGATATTTATGAGCAGCTTCTTCAAATATAAGACGAACTTGACTATATCTATTTTCTATATTCATAATATAATTTTAAAAATCTTCTTCAATCATACTACTTGTAACTTTCATACCACCACGAGCAGTTCGAGTTTCTTCTTCATAAGCAGCTTCTTCTTCTGCCTTTTTTAAAGAAGCAATAAGAGCAGGCAAATCAGTAATACGTTTATTAATCTTATCCATATAATCAATAAAAACTCCAGCATCTTCGGCAGATAAACCGGATTGAAGTTTATCATTTAATTGCTCATTAATAATATTAGTAGAAATAGTAATATTATGAATAGCTTTTTGAAGAGCTTCAACAGCTTGACCGGCAATACCAGTTTGATTATCGTGATAACGTTTAATTAATTTCTCAACAAGCAAATCAGGAGTATAAGTAGTAGGTAAATCAAAATTTTCACGAGCTTTTTGAAGAGCTTCACTACGACTAAGACCGGCACTAAGACAAGGACCTTTAGGGTCGCCTAAATAATATATAACTCCAACTTCTTTAATATACATTTCCTTATTCTTACTTTTATCGCGAAGATAAAGAAGCTTAACATCTTTATCAAGTAATTGAGTAAGATTAGGCGCTTCCGGCATCCCAGTTTTATTTATAGTCAAAAGACTATCAATTCTACGACCACGCATCTATATAAGCATTATTAAGTTCTTCGTCAAACTCAACAACTTTAAGTTGTTTATGAAATTGCAAATAACAATTAGCATAAGCAATTCCATACTTACGAGAAAGCTTGACCCAAAGTTTATAATTGCGATTTCTATCAGCTTTCTTTAGACGACGTTCAACTTCAATAGCATTAACTTCGGCTTTCTTCTGAATAATAAGTTCGTCTCTAAATTTCTTATATTCTTCAATAGGAAGAGTATTACGAGCTTCTTTAAGTTCTTGATAACTTTCAACAACTTTCTTACGAAGAAGATTTCTTTGTGCAGTTCCAATATAAGGAATATCAACAGCAAGTTCTTTAACAAATTGTTTGCTGGCTTCTTTTTCGAGACTACGAATTATTGATTGAGTCAATAGTCTTTCAGTATCATTAGCAAAATCAATATCATCAAGAACATTATCCAAATCCTTATAAACTAAAACATAATCAGCACCAAAATCAATACCTTTAAGAACATTGTCTAATTTTTCTTCTTTTGAATCCATTTGTTATATTTTAAACAAAAACAAAAATACCGCTAATAGAATTACGATGAACACTATCAGCGGTATAACGGACTTATGTAATTGCAAAAAAGATATTATTAATTCAAATTACTTTTATGATGTTCTTTCATAGTACAATAAATATTCTCTTTAGGAGAATAAGAACCTTTAATAGCACAATTAGGAACAATCTTAAACTCTACAAATATAACATCAGGAGCAGTAGTTTTAGCTTCGGCAGCGCCTAAAGATTTGCCATCATTAAAAAATCTACCACTAATAACATCATTATAAAGTTCTTTATCTTGAATAACATAATTTGCAACATTAACTAAACCAATAGCATTTTGTTTCAAAGATAAATGAGTTCCCATTTCAAGTTCAGTAGGATTACAAATAACAATATCACCTTGTTTAAAAGGTAGATTGTTTTCTGTATCGTTTAATTTAGCAATAAGAGGAATAACATTAGCTTGTTTAGAACCAGCATTATTTTTAAAATCAGAAACAACACTAAACAATCTATCGACATAACAAATAGCAACAATAGAATAATTAGGAGCAAGTTTAATATCTTTTAAAAGATTATCAAAATAATCATTATCAACTTCACTAATATCAGTAGGAAGTTTTACAGAATAAGTTTTTAATTTGCTGTTAAGTACCAACATGATTACTATTATTTAGTTAAACAATCAATTCCAGCACCGCCTAATTTCATTTTACTTTTATGATTAGTAGGCTTTTTGTCTTTACGAGAACCAGACTTAAATTCAGTCTTATAATCATCTCGCTTATAAGCTCTAATTTTATCAGTCATATTATTCATATCATTTTTGTTTCTGCAAGTATAAACATAATCAGCAATACGACCATATTTATTAAACATATTTTAACAATTAGTTTTAATCCACTTCTAAGGCTGATACAGCAACTTTGATTTAAAACAATATAAACTATCAATTTGATAAAGAAAATGGCGTACAGCGAACGTCTGAAAGCGAGAGAGATATTCAACGAGCGTTTATCGAAAGCAGCAAAATACAGCCGAATACCGGAAAAGAAGAATTTCTACATTAGCAAGATTAGTAGCATCAGTAAAATCAGCAAATCGAGCAGATTTAGCAGTCTTAGATGTATCAGCTTATTGCCGACCCCCCGTAGAGGGTTGAACAAGTGCTAACTTTCTCTGCCAGCATTAGCAGCAATAATAGAATCAGCTTTAGTAGTAGATATAACATCAGCTATATTATTTGCAGCAGTAGTATTATAAAGAGCAACAGAAAGAGCAAGACTAAATCTGTGTAGTTCCTTTACGGGGAGGATTATCAAGAGAAACGGCAGAATCGTCTGAATCGGCATGAGCAGCAAGAACGGCACGAGCGTCTTGAACAGCAAGAACAGCAGCAACGATATAAAGCAGCAATAGTATCTGAAATAGTATAATAAATATAATAATATAATTAATATATAAATATAATAGTATAGTATAATATATTATATAATATAATATAATATAATACTATATTATACTATACTATTCTCTTGATAGACTATGTTATACTGCTGCTCTTATTCTTCTTTATCTCGATGCTCATAATACTGCTCTTGTTGAAGATTTTTTTCTTGATTATACTGCTTCTCTTGATAGAACTCGTTTTAATGATTCTGATGAGGCTGGCGTTTTTTGTTTTATTGCAAATAAAAATAATGATAATAAACATTATGATTAAAATAATTTTAATAATAAAAATGATAAGATTTTATTTCATAATTATAATCATGATTTTAATGATGATTTAAACGGGAATGTACGATAGTATAGTATGAGAAAAAGTTGTAGGCAGACTTAATGCCAAAACTAAATTTGGTAAAAATGTTTTTAATAATAAAGATAATAAGTTTTTATTTATCCGTTGTAATGATGATTTGAATTGAAATAATAAAAATAATGTAAATGATTAAAATGGTAAAAGTTATAATAATTATGTAAATGATGATAATAAAAATAATTTTGATAAAATTGGATGTTATAATAATAAAGAGAATATGGTATAAAATCTTATATAAAAGAGTGTGATGGCGTACCTATTGTAGCAAATGTCCCCCGGTGCTGCTGCTCGTCTTGACACCCCCCGTCATGTTTTCTACAGAACTATATTATTGATGATGACAATCTTCAAAAATTTGAAAATGTTTCCTAAGCTATGCTTCTCGTTCATCAGCATTTAAATATCTCGACATTCTCGAAAATTGTGATGTTGCGTCAAGCGGTGTTAATGTTCCCGCTTCGTTTGGCGTTTATTCAAGCGGAACAAATCTAAATTTATCTAATTATGAACAAAAAAGAACAAGCAACAAAAGTTGCAGAAGAAACAAAAGTTGCAGAAGAAACAAAGACAAATGAAGTAGTTAATGAAGTTGCAAATGCTTCTACCGTTCAAGGTCGTGACGCTGTTATTAAAGCGTTAAAAACTAATCCGAACAATTTTGTACAAGTTGTTACAATTCAAGGCTTGACTATTGAAGAACGACAAGGTAGTACAGGACAACCTTATAATGTGTTTACGCTTTTGATTGACAAAGGTGTTAAGGCTGCTGTTAAAACTGCCGACGGAGGTCGTGAAATGGGTATTACTCAAGCTATTCAAGTAAGTTATTATCAACTTTCCCAACTCATGCGTAGACATAGTTTTTATAGTCGTTTTGTTGGTATGGTAGATAATGCCGTAGCTGTTGGAATGGCGGAGGGCTTTTTCTGTGGTATGCAAATCGAAATTATTGGCGAATTTGTTGCTGCTGGTGTTGTTGGTACAAATCCATTCACTCGTAATGTTCACGATTATAATGTGAAAGATTATGATAGATATGTATATCATGTTGTTAATGTATTTGAACCTAAAGATGCGCTACTACTGGAAGAATATAGAGCCGCAGCAGTAGAAAATCGTCGTATGCTCATGGAGCAAATCAGAGCACAAAAGTTAGCAGCAATGCAACGCAAAAATTTGCTTGCTTCTGCAAATCTTAATGCGGAAGATGCACCATTTTAATGTTTAACCGAGGGCGGGCGTAATGTTCGCCCTCATAATCTTATTAATTATGAAATTTATATTTATCTTATCTTTGATTATCGTGCTTACATTTGCAATTGGTTGTACAATAGCGATAGGAATAATGTTCTTTTTATTGAACTATCAAAACAATCCTCTTTGCTGTATTATTGGCGAGGGTATTGTAATTAGTGCAATTTGTTTATATATTTGGCTTATTCGTGTTCTTCGTGCTTGTCTTGATTAATGAGCCGAAGAACGCAATTAGCATGGCATTGCTCATTCATCAGCTGTTAAATACTTCGGAAACGGTTGTAATCAGTATGATAAGACTTCTTCGTGAAGTTGATTATAATAAATCTGATAAGACTTTTTATTTTAATGATGCTGTTTATAATGTTTATGATTAAAATTAGTCTTATATAATATATTATATATCTATATAGATTCTACTTACTACTATATAACTCTTTGTTATTGAGCGAGTTGCGTTTGTAACTATGTAGCCGATGGCTGCACAACTTTGTTGTTTATGAAGAAAGTTTGCAGTCAACCGTGACAATTCAACAATTAATGCTATATTTGCGTCATAAACAATAAATATTGAAGCTTATGCCAACATTAGATTTTAAAAATGCTGTTATTAAGAAAGCTATTGCTAATATTAAAGCAAATAAAGGTATTTCTTTTAAATCTCAACTTACTAATACTTCTAATTATTTATCTTCTCAAAGTGATGGAATATTAGAACTTGCTTCTAAAGTTGTTCCTACACCGTTTAGTGTTAATGATGATAAAGTAAAAGTTGTTGAAAAGAATTATCAACTTAATGATTTTAATGAAGATGTTATTACTTATAAAAAGAAAACTTATGCTAAAGATAAATATACTAATGTTGCTGATATTGTATTCGATTTAATGGTAAAATGTACTCTTCCTCAAAGATATGTTTTGACATATATTATACATCATCTTAAATGGAACAGTAATACTGTTACTATTAACTATACTGAACTTCGTGAAGCTGTTAAAGTAAATCTTCGCGTTATTACTGCTGCTGTATCTTTTCTTTGTGATAATGATATTATATATAGAACTGATATTAAAGATATGCTTATTATTAATCATAATGTTATATTTTATGGTAGTATAGAAACATTCTATAAAAATTATAGACTTCTTTGTCGTAATAAACCTGTTATTAAAGGTAGAAAAGTTATTCTTAATAAATAATATGCTACTAATCAAAATAAGGTTCGGTAGCCCTCTGGCGTTGCTATTAGACATGAACGAAATAATCAGTAGGAGAAGTATTGAGGAGGATGAACAACATGATGTTTAGTAAGAAGATTAGAAAGACGAAGAGGAAGAGTATAATGAGGAGTTTCACCGCCTACATCATCCCTACTTCCATTTCTACAATTATCATTATTCTCATTCTACAAAAATCTACTTTCTAAATTATTCTTACAACCTTTATTCTAATCATCATTAAGTCTTTCATTATCATCTCTCCTATTAGCATTAGCATCAAGATTTCCTAAATCTTTCGCCTTACCATTTTCTGCCTCATCATTATAACCGTCATCATCATTTCTCTTATCAATATTATTAATAATAGTTCATTCTTTTCTTTCTTTTCTTCTCTTTTGAGTATTATTTTAACGGTCATAATGATTTTTATTATTTCGGTCAATAATATCAGCAACAAAAACTTTAGCTTTAGCATTTTTAATCTGATTATTATCAGCCTCATCAAGATTAGCTATATCAGTTTGACCAAAATCATCAGCAAAGGCGTTTGCAAAACCATTTTCGTCTTTATTATCAAGAATATCAAGACTATCTTAAACGATATTATTAAGATGATTATCTTTATAATTATTATTGTAATGATAATGTTTATTGTCATGATTTTAATTACGAAGATTATCGTCTTATCAAAAACTAATTTAATTTGAATCAGCATTATTAGTAGAATTTATATTACTTCTACTTGCATTAATGTTAATTCTACTGACAAATACAATTTGCCTTAGCCTCATCATTATTATCATTATCATCTCGATTATTTTATTTATAAATTATTTATATATAATGCTTGCTGATATTGATAATACTATTATATTTGCTACGTCTTATTCAAGACATAATATTCTTAATTTTATTACTAATTTTTAAACTCTTAATTTTATGATTAATTTAAAGAAAGGTAACGATGTTACCGCTGCTACTGCTGATGGTGCTATTAAGAACACAAGTAAGAAAGAAATTATTCCCAGTATTCCTGGTGTTCCTAAAGCAAATCTTGAAGTAATTGCCATCATTATGTTTAACGCTGGTATTCGTAGATTTACTGCTCTTAATATTATCAGTCATCTTAAAGAAGCTGGTATTCTTAAGAAAGATAGTAAGGCTTATGTTAATTTTATTTGGACTAAATTTCAAGTTAAAGAAAACGGTCTTGCTACTGAATATAGATATTCAGAATTGTTTTTTATTAAGGCTCTTGTTTCTGCTTTTACTGACTTTGCTAATGCTTCTGCCGAAAATATCAATGAGTTTTGTAACAATAACGATATTGATGTTAGCAGACTTAACAATGTTGCCGATTCTGTCGATAAAGACGATTCTGCCAAATAAGATATTATAGTTGTTTCTGACCCCCCGTAGAGGATAAGATTGTCTTGTCCATAATATGTTTCATCGCCAATTTGATGATAGTCTTGTTCCTTTACGGGGGAACTAAAACGGTCTTTATGATAACTTATATTCCTCCTAAAGATAAAATTGATGCTTCTACTATTACTATGGATTCTGAATTAGTTCATACTGATTTAGATAATAATGCTGAATTTGATAATGGTAATACAGAAGAAGAAGTTCAATTTGATAAAGATAATCAATTTGGTTTTAACGATTAAAATAATATTATTACTGTTATGAAAAATATTGAAGAATTAATTGATATGTTTTTCAGCAATATAAATAATAAATTATCTTTCGATGATATGATTACTTGTATATTAACTCGTGATGCTGATATGTATCTCGAAAAAGTTAAAAGACAAAAAGTATTATCGCATAACGAAATCAAACTACATATTAGTAAAAATAATAATAATAATTTTGATTATTGGGCTGCTTTAGCTTTACATATAGATAGAGTTTATGATAAACTTGATAAAGAAACTCAACATAAATATAAAGAATTATTCAGTGTTGTTGCTGGTCATGCTCTTAAACATCAAAATGTTGTTAATAGTATTTATAAATCTGTTATTGAACATAAAGATGCTAAGAAAGAAAATAAGTTTGATAAATTTACTGATGATGAACTTGAAGCTGAACTTAAAAAACGTAGAAATAGTTCTAATAAAAAATCATAAATACTTGTTTTGGATTTGTTGCTAATTTAGTTTATTCCAAAGTTGGTACAGATTGTGAAATTAGTACTAATTGTAACTCATGTTATTTAAGTAATGTTCCTAACAGAGGTGACTGTGAAGTTGGTACTCTGTTTTTAAAAAACTTCTCTAACTGATGATGGCTGAAATGAAAGCCGAAACAAACATCTTGCTTGTCTTAGAGTTTAAATTTGAATGATATTATTACTTGTGTTTTGTAAATTTTTTCTTACCTTAAATTACAGTTTTTGTTTAAAGGTTAAATTTCGCCCGATATTGTTCGTGAGAATAGTATTGGGCTTTTTTGTATTGATACTATTCATTTTATTAATTATATAAATCTTTAAATTATGGACAACAAAGAAGAATTAATTGCTGCTGAACTACAAGAATCTAATTTTGATAAAGCTTGTAGTTTTCGTATTGGTGACACTGTTTGGTTTTCTACCGAACGTTGTTACGGTGTTATTGAGGATAAAGGCGTTGATATTCGTACTAATATTCCTTATTATACTGTTCGTACTACTCCGAACCGTGTTTGCTCGTTCGTTCCGGAGCACTTTCTCAAAAAGAGCCGAACATCGGCTTCTGCGCTTCATTGCAGCCCCATCATTGCATTTTAATCGCAAAAATGATTAATCCTACATGAAGCGTATGAAAATTGAATAGCGAGCTTTATTCGCGTTCATTTTGTATTATATAACAGAAACAACTTAAAAATATTATTAATGTTATGATTAATTTTACTAATAATAAGAAGCTTAATATTAAAATTAATATTCTTCTTGCTGCTTTTCTTGAAGATGAATTTTATGATATTGAAGTTTGTCTTGATGAAATTAATAAGTCTTTACAAGAAAATATTGGTATTTGGACTTATGTTCATAAAACTGATGATGGGTATTATCATCCTGTGATATATACTAAGCATAATGATAAACGTACTGTTATACATTTATATGAAATCAGGTTTAATGATAGAACTATTTGTTTTAAAACTGGTCTTAAAATTATTCTTGCTTGTATTTGTCGTTTGGTAAATGATAATAAAAATACTGCTTATAATATAGTTGAACATGAAAGTCTTTATATGAGAGCTATTAATGAAATCACAGATAGTTGTGAAAATTTTGGTATTGATTTAAAAGCTAATTATAATAAATATCATGCTATTATTGATTGTTATTTTCCTGATTTAATTGAATCTATTTTAATTTGATGCTATGGATGATGTTAAAACTTCTATTTTGTTTAGTGCTTTATTTAATTATAATGGTAATCTTCGTGATTGTATTGATTATATAAAAAATACATATTGTATAAAGCCTGGTTATTCTTTATATAGTAAAGATTATTACATGGCTACTGTTACTATTTTTGAAAATAAAGCCGATAATCCTAATAATTTTACTATTATTATTGATAAAGAGTTTTATGAAATATCATATTATGCTTTATTAAATTCTTGTAGAGCTGTTCTTGCCTATATCCTTATTTTTATAATGGAAAGAAATTTTAAAGAAGTTGTTGATTTCTTTAAAAATGATGATATTATTAATGGTGCTGAATTTATAAACACTTTTGTTGATGAATCTACAGAACGTTATGAAAATAAAGATATAATCAAAGTTGCTATTAAAAATAGTGATATTGATATTGAAAAACTTTGTGAATCTTTAAATTTATAATACTATGGTTACATTTTATACTTCTGATAAAGATGATAAAATTAAGATTATCATAATAGCCGCTAATAAAGATAGTGGTTATAGGTCTGCCGTTCGCTATTTCAAGAAAAACTCTATTCCTGGAGTTCCTGTTGAAATAAAACTCTTTCATGAATATAAAGTTGATTTGCCTTATTTTAATCAAATAATTAATTTTAGTGATACAAAATGAATCGGGAAGTCAAATTTTGGATTAAAGCTATTATAGTTATTGCTATTGCTGTTACTATTATTATTGGTATTAGTGCAGCTTTAACTAAAGCTATATTGTCATGAATCTATTCAATCCTCTACGGGGGGTCTCAATGTATTAATCATCATGAGCGGCTTAATCAGCGAAATAGTAATACTGGCAGTATTGACTATTATATGGTTTTGGAATGATTTAGTCAAGAATAATAAATACGATAGTGAAGTCGTTATTCTAACTATTGTTATTATTCTTGGCTATTTAATTTATCTATATGTTTAATTTAACCAATGTAAAGTTATGGGAAAAAATTACGATGAAGTTGGAGTTGTTCGTCAACTTAACAAAGTAAATGGAGTTAAGATTAGCGGTGATAAGAAAATTACTATTGTTGTTGGTGCTGCTTTAGGAAATAGAACTAATGGTAAGATTGATTTTCTTTGTAATTATTGTGGTTATACTCGTGTTTATTCTGATGTTGCTGAACAGAAGAAAATTAAGGATGTTGAAGAGAATGATAATGTAGTTGCTAAGCATAATCGTAAGATTGATATAGCTTCTAATGTTACTAAAATTATGAATGGCAAGAAAGCTATTCGCAAATAATCATGGTAACGTTTAATTTCTCTTTTAATCCACCAAAGAAGAAAAGAGAACCGCCAAAGAAAGAAGTTGTTCTTGTTAAACAAGCTACCGGAATTGTAGTTAATGATGAGAATGGCTTTACTAAATGTAATTATCAAGGTAATCTTTATACTTTTACTCTTAAAAGTTTTGATACTTATAAGAAGAAAAATGTATATATGCGAAAACGTGATAAGTTTGGGCATAGAATAAAGATTATTCGTGATAAAGACAAACGCTGTAAGATGCACAGAAAATTTTATTCTGCTCTATCTATCGGTCTTATTGTAAAAGGAAAGATAATCAAAACTGTTGACGATTTAGTTCTTTTTGATGTTGTTTCTTCTTATAATCCTGTTGATGTTGTCGAAATGGCGGAAGCTATTAGAGAATTTAATAAATATAATAACAATGATAAACTTGAAGTTAATTTCGATTGGTAATGAGATTTGATATTGGAAAACGAGATAACGATAATGTTGTTTTAAATAAAGGTCAAGAAACTGCTGTTACCAATCTTATTGATTTTATCGCTGCACCGTTTGATGCTCGAAATAATATTCAAGCATTATGCGGTGCTGGTGGTGTAGGTAAAACTTTTGTTACTAAATATGTTATTGACCATTGTAAGTTTAGTTCTTCAATGATTCATTGTGCTGCTCCTACTCATAAAGCTTGTCGTGTTTTGAGTAATGCTACTAAACATAGAGTTGAAACTATTCAGAAAATTTTTGGATTTCGTCTTGATGTTAATATTGAAGATTTTGACCCAAATAATCCTGCGTTTAATCCTATTGGTGGTGTAAAAATTACAGAGTTAAATTGTAGAGTTCTTATTATTGACGAAGCTTCTATGCTTAATCGTGCACTTGTTAATTATATTTCTCGTTATTGTGCTCGTCAAAAAATTAAAATCATTGTTATTGGAGATGATAGTCAGCTTTCTCCTGTTAATGAAGCTGTATCATCCGCTTTTAAAATGGCTGTTAAAATTAATCGTTTAACAGAAATTGTTCGTCAAGATGATGATAATCCGATAAGAACTCTTCTTGATATTCTTCGCAAAGATATTAAGAATAAGACTTATAATTTTCTTACTTATATTAATAATCACAGAAGAAATGTAATTGACGGTAAAGGTTATGTAGTTGTTGGAATTGATGATTTCACTGAACTTGTTGCTCGTGCTTTTAGTAATAAAGATTTCGAGAAGAACGTTGACCTTAATCGTTGTATAGCTTATACTAATGGCGCTGTTGGAATTTGGAATAGATATGTTCGTAATAGTATTATACAAAGTGCCGAAAAATCTATTCTTAATAATAACGACCTTATTATGAGTTATGTAACTATTGTTGACGAGTTCAATGATATTATCATTAACAATAGCGAAGATTATATTATTCGTGATATTCTTAATTTTACCGACTCCGATTATGGCTTTAAAGGATTTATGGTTAAGTTTCAAGCTATTCATGGCGGTGCTATAACTAAACCTCTCTTTATTATTAATCATACCGACCAATCTACATTTATAACTTATTGTCAAGAACTTAAATATCTTATAGATGATGCCAAAGCTGCAAATAAAGAAATGGCTGCTTCTAAATGGAAGAAATATTTTGCTTTTAAACGTAAATATTTAATTCTAACTGATGTTCGAGATAATCTTGGTAATATAGTTTTTAAACGTGATATTGATTATGGGTTTGCTTTGACTTCTCATAAAAGTCAAGGTAGTACATATAAAAATGTTTTTGTAGATGTTAATGATATGGTTTATGATAAGAATGGACATCCTTATACTGATGCTGACGATTTGCGTCGTCGTCTTTATGTTGCTTGTAGTCGTGCGTCTAATTTTCTCGTATTGCGGTATGGATAAAATTGATTTTAAAGAAGTTGGTGCTAATAATATTGTTAAATATATTGGTAAAGAATGTAAAATAGCAGGAAAGAAATATATTATTGTTGGATATAATATTGACTATCCTTTATTTATTCTTGCTGCTGTTAATCCAGAAGATGGAATATGGAATGATGACCATGCTAAAGATGATGGTTTTAGTGTTTTTGATAAAACTGATATTGTTCTTAAGAAAATGCCTAAAGGAACTACTTATACATATTCAACAGTTATATTCATGTAATGTTGTTCTATATGACGGTAGATACTTGTGAACATTGTAAAGATTGTCCTAATAGATTATTTAATACAGGTCGTACAATTGAAGTAGGAATTGGTACTATAACTTCTAATACTCTTATTATTATTCCTCGTACTTATGGTAAAGAGAAACGTGATAAGTTTATTAATATTCTAAAAGCTATGTGGCTTGATATTACCAATTATGAACTACTTGAACAAGCGTATGTTACTTATGATATTAAATGTCCTTGTTATTCTAATTATAATCTTGCTGGTAATTCCAATAAGTATTGTGCAAGAATATTAGGCAATGAATTACTCGGTCTTAAATATGTAAAATATATAATTGTTTTTGGTAGAGCTTTTGATGTCGCTTTCATTGATGGAAGAGAAAGAAAAAGTACTATTATTAATGGTTATCCTATTTTATATATCCCTCTCTCTTTGAATAAACTTGATGATGTCAAGCATTTGTTTGCTGTAAAAGATAAATTATTTAAAGCTATTACTTATATTAATAATAAAAGAATTTATGGGTAGTGATTAGATGTGAATGTTACGATGTAGAAATTCTTCCTAATTTCTTTTCTATTACTTTTGTTGATTTAGCTTCTTATCTTGAAGTATTTAAAGATTGTGTTAATGATAAAGAAGAAAGAGTACCTATGATTCAGAAACTTACTGTTGAAGAAATCAAACGTAGACTTTCTACTGTTAAACATAAATCTTTTTATATTACAGATAAAGATGATTCTCAATTATTCAAAATGGTTGAATATATTAATCATTTTATGATTGATGAAAATAATGTTCCTATTCGTACTGATTTATACGGATATAATAGTCGTAGTTATGATAAACTTATGATTGCAGCTTTATTAATGTATTTTAATCAGTGTGATACTACTAAGGAACTTATTACTAAATTATTCAATACAAGCCAGAAAATTATCGAGCTTCAAGATAAAGATAAAAAAGAAATTAATAATGATTTTCTTATGAGAAGTCTTAATAAGTTTGGACTTCCTTATATTGATATTGATGTTATGAAAATCTTTGCTCTTAATAAAGCTGGTACTTATATTGATAAAAATAATGAAAAGAAATATATTCCTAAAGGTCTTAAACAGACTTCTATTAATCTGCAATGGTACGAGTTGTTAGAATACGAATTGCCACCAATATGCGAAAAAGATGCTGATATTTATAATCAGATTCCTAAGTATAAAGGCATGTGTATTCGTGAACTTAATAACGTTGTTGAGAAATGGCATAGATATATTATTGATGAATATATTCCTGATATGCTTCATTATAACCTTAATGATGTTTTTATTGTTGCAGAAATTGTTCGTCTTTATTCAAGCGAGATTAAATCTCGTTATGCTGTTACTGCAAGTTATGGAGTAGATGTTCTTAGCAGCAGTCGTAGTAATATGGCTGATATTCTGTTTCAGAAGTTCTATACTAAATTTAGTGGTATTCCTTATAAGCAATGGAAAGATGGCAGAACTATTAGAACCGCTATGAGCCTTAATAAGATTATATTTGATTGTGTTCGATTTAAAACTCCTGAATTACAAAATCTTCTTGCTGATATGAAGAAACTTGTTCTTTATAAAGTAAGTAAAGATGCGTTTAGTAGGACTGTTAAAATTGGAGATACTGAATATAATCTTGCTACAGGTGGTCTTCATAGTGCTGATAGACCTATGGAAATATGGAGTACAACTGAATGGAATGGAACTTATCGTTCCTCTACGGGGGGTCTCGTTGATGAAACGTCTGTTACGCGTAAGTTTACTATTCTTCATTTTGATATTGCTTCATATTATCCTTCTATTATGGCTTATTATGGTGTTGCTCCTAAACACATGGTTAAGTCTGCTTTTCGTAATCTTATTCAATGGATGAAAGATACTCGCGTTGAAGTTAAACATAGCAACGAAGCTGTTATAGATGGTATTCCTCGTGATGTTTTTGCTCTTGTTCTTAAGATTGTGATTAATAGTATCTATGGAAAATTCGGTTTTGAACAAGGGCCTCTATATGATAGGCTTGCTACTCTCGAAGTTACTATTAACGGGCAACTTATGATGCTTATGCTTTGCGAAGAACTTGAACTTAATGATATTCCTATTATATCTGCTAATACTGATGGTATTATGGTTAAAGTTTATGAAGATAAACGTGAGGAATTTGACCGTATTACTAAAGATTGGCAAAATAAAACTGGAATGTCTGCCGATAGTGACGTTCTTCATTGCCTTATAGCTCGTGATGTGAACAATTATATTGCTCAATTTCGTAGTAAAGGAAAACTTAAAGACGAACTTAAAGGTGACTTTAATCCTTTAATGTATGCTAATGATTTACAGAAAGGTTATAGTATGCCTATTGTTGCAGAAGCTGTTTATCAGTATTTCATTAATAATGTTCCTATTATGACTACTCTTCAAAACAGTAACAATATACTTGATTTTTGTATGACTCAAAATGTAGGTCGTCAATTTCATGTTGAAGAAACTAAAGTTGTCAATGGTAAACTTCAAACTAAAGTATGTCAAAGATATGTTAGATTCTATGTTACTAATAACGGTTATACTGTTGAGAAAGTTCATAATGTTACAGGAGAACGTTCAAGACTTGCTGCTGGAATGCAAGTTTGTGTTATAAATAGTCTTGATGATGCAGATATTGTAAGTCGTAATATTAATTATAAGTATTATTACAATAAATGTTATGATATTATCAATCCTATAAAACTCGGAATTACTCCTAAAGGAAAAGGAAAGACACAGATTCGTAAGAAAGCTGGTATGTATAATCGTTTATTTGATAACTAATTATGAAAACTCTTCCTAATAATTATTATGACGATATTGCTATTAAGTGGGTAAAAGATTTTCATGCTAACGCTTCTTACAATCTTGATGCTATGAAAGAAGATTATGCAGAAATTTGTTCCACAATTATAAGTAAAAGTGTTGCTAAAAATCCTAATGTTAAAGTTATAGTTATTGTTGACTGTTATGAAACACGTTCTCATGTTGTAGACGTTTGTAAAAAAGCTGGTATAGTTGAAACTAATTATACTTGTCTTAGCGCTGATTATATTAAGAGTAGTGTAAATTATAGATATAATATTGCTATTTATATTAATCTTAATACTATTTCTGGTGTTAATTGTGTTATTAGTAGAACAAAATTTAATTTGTTTATTATTAATAATATTACTGCTAAAAAAGACAAATTTGCTGCTAAAGATAGAGCTGAAATTTATGCTATGTTTCCGGCTATGAATGAAGCTAAAGTTGCCGATGTAAGTCGATTCACACTCCCCGTAGAGGAAATTCAAATTCCATGTTATCTTGACGATGCTGATAGAACTAAATATGATGAATATTGCGATTATATTAGTAGTTGCATTAGCATCTTTGGTAATCTTGAAACTATTGATTTTGCTCGTGTTGGTAATAAAATTACGGGAGAAAGTGCTGAACAAGTAAGACGTAACATTGCTTCTTATAACGGTTGGCATGAAAATCTTGATAAAAATAGTCCTTTCGATAAACAAATAGATGAATATTTCAATCCTATTGTTATTGAAGAAAAGGCTACTGCTGCTTATAATATTATGAGGGAAAGAAAGAATCTTCTCACTGACAATAAAGCCAAATTTAATGTTGTTGTTGATTTGCTTAAAAATGAGCTTGCTAATAAGAAAGTTCTTATCGTTAGCAAAAGAGCTGAATTTGCTGCTTTAATTACTGAATGTTTGCTTGATAATGATATTGCTTGTGGTGATTATCATGATAAAGCTGCTCCTAAAGCAATTATCGACGAAGAAACTGGCGATTATATTCGTTATAAAACTGGTGCTAAGGCTGGTGATATTAAACTGTTTAAATCTACTGCTCTCTCGTCAATCAATCTGAAACGGTTCAATCTCGACCCAAATAGCGGCTCTCTAACAGACGCTGAACGTAACACCTTATTATATATATTAAGCATGAAAAATCGTTCGTCTGATGCGTTGGAAACAAGCGTAGACGCGGTTATTTTCACTACCCCATTTAATGATACTATCGAAGAGTTTATTTATCGTTTTAATGGTATTAGCTTTAATGGAGATAGTGCTAAGATATATAAATTATATATGGTTGGTACGTTGGAAGAAAAGGAACTCGAAAAGGAGAAACAATCCGTGCTGCATTCAATAATTAAAAGAAGTGAACGTGCTAATTTTTTCATTAGTAATGATTGATATAATGGTAAGAATACATATCTTTGTCTATGTAATCATAAAGAAAACAAGTGGTCTTTGATACAATGGAGAATAAAGAAAACGAAACTAAAGAAAATTTACTTGCAGATAAAGTTCCTGCTGCAAGTAATAATAAACTTCAACATCAAACCAATAATCAACGTTTTTCTTCTATTAATCTTTTTGACGATAAACAATTAGCTGTTGCTGAAAACTTTCTCACTAAGATTATGAGAAGTGATAAAGGTGGTATTAAAAGTGTTAATGATGGTCTTGCTATTTTAATGAGAGCGCAAGATTTAAATCTTCCTTTTAGTACCTGTATTGAACATATTCATGTTATTAATGGCAAAACTGGTGTTGATATTCATGTTATAAAAGCATTATTATCAAAGGCAGCCATAACTTGGAAACTGACTAAAGATTATGTGGCTCAGTACGAATGTACTGATGGTTTTAATGTTTATGTTGATAATCTTCTTCCCGAATATGCTATTAGATGTAAAACTGCTGATGAAGCTACTAAGCTTGCGGAAGCTGATACAAATAACGAACATATTTATGTTTATCCTGTAAAATGGTATCAAGATTTTAATGGTAACATTTATCGCGATTACCAACTTACTGAACATCATAAAGTCGCTATTAATCAAAAACATGCTAATAACATTATTGCTGAAAAGAAGATTCCTGTTACTCGTATTCCTGCTAAGTCAGTAGATTTCGTTACCGAATATGAACTTGTTCGTAACGTTAATGGCAAGGAAGTTCGTGCTATTGGTCACTTTAGTTATAACGAAGCTCAAGCTGCTGGTATGTTCGATAAAGATGCTTATAAAAAGTATGCTCGAATACTTATCGGTCATAGAGCTTTTACTTATGCTGCTCGTGACATTGCTTCTGATATATTATTTGGTGTGGCAGAAACAACTGAATTGAAGATAGTAGCTGGCGCTGAATTAAAAGACGCTGATATTATTGATATTCAACCCGAAGAAATTAAGAATTAAATCAAGCCTCATGTTGAGGTTAATATTAACAATTTAAAATTTTAATTATGAAAACTTTTAAAGGTAACGCAAAGTTGAGTTTTGGTCTTGGTGCAGTTAATGTTGCTAAACGTAACGCAGTTTCTGAACCCGAATTGGTAGTTAATCCTACTGTTGGTAGTTTCCGTATTACTCCTGCTGTTTCTCGTGCATTGGGTCTTACTAATGGAGGTTATATCATGTTCGTTTCTAACATTGACGCTATCGAGCAAGCTATTGCTAACAAAGACGAAAATCTTGTTGCTTTCTGTGCAGAAGAAAACATTGATATGAATACTCCGGAGGGTGTTAAAGCTATTCACGAAGCTTTCGATGAATGGGGTATCGCTAAGGGCATTCAAATGTTTGATAAGAACGGTAACGCTGTTAAGACTAAAGAACGCATGTCTAAGATTGATAAAGTTGAATATGTTACTAACAACTTCGATGATGTTCTGAAAGCTGCTATTGAAAATGGTGAACCCGAATTTGCTGCTTCTCTGCAAGTTGAGGGTATTACTAAAGAAGAACAAATCGAGATTCTTGCTAACGTTGTTAATCCTGAACAAGTTAATAAGTATTACGGTTCTAAGTGTAGCAATTCTTCTAACCTTTCCGGTACAAGTGTTTCTCTGACTTTCTCTGACTCTGCTGTTTGGGGTGCATTGAAAGAAGATTTGGGCGAAGAAGCTAAGAAAATGTCTCGTACTTTTGAAGTTGATATTAAAGAACTTCGTGAAGTTCCTTATTTCAACGGTCATAAAGAAGTTATTGTTAAGGCTGCTATGCTCGGTGAATTTAAAGATGCAGAAAGCACTCGCAAATCCAAAGGCGAGGATGATGCTGCAACTGATGAAGTAGCTGAATAATATTATTCTCCATCTCTGATTACCTTATAAGCCCGAACATGATACAAATGTTGAGTGTTCGGGCTTTCTTATATCTAATTTTAATAATTATTTAAACGTTTAAATTATGGCTGAAATTAATGCTGCTGGAGTTGCAAATCCAGCAAATGATGCGACTAAAATTAAAGATAACAATGAACCTAATGCTGCTACTCCTAAGAAACGTCGTCGTGGTTTAGGTGAAGTTCGTGGTACTACTCGCCTTAAATTTGACGAGAGAGATATTGATGCTGCTACTGGTTTGTTTAAAGCTCATCTTGAAAGTGTTGAACTTGCATGGGCTACTCAAAAAGAAGATAGTTCTTTGGTAAGTTTTGCCGGTCTTGCTGTTCCATCTTTAGTATTTACTTTCGCATCTAATGCTAAAGACCCGAGTGTAAGAAAGTATGTTACACTTCGTATTTCTCCTGCTGAAAGTAACGCTCTTACTATTCCTGGTGGCGATGAAGCATGGAAAGTTGAACAACCTATGAATTGGCTGAAACATATTCTTAATGTGTTCGTTCTTAAAGGTAATGCTATGAGCGAAGAAATGATGGATGCTCTTGAACTTCCTTTCGAGGACTTCAACGATAATATGGAATATGTTCCTGTTGAACCGGAAGTTGTTCTTAATGGTTGGAGAACTTTGTTTGAGAATTTCTTAGGTTATATGGAAAATAATGGTAAGCCTGTTTATAAATCTGCTACCGGTAATTATCTTCCTCTTTGGATTAAACTTATTCGCTTTACTAAGATTAAAGGTCAATGGAAACCTGTTGCAAGTGGTAATTCTGCTGGTGATTTTGCGTTCCCATCATTTGTTGGTACAGGTTATATAGAACTGTTTGACCAAAATCGTGCTCCAGTTCTTCATGTCGATGCTTCTAAAGAAAGTATTATTTATCGTGAAGTAGCTAAAGCTCCGACTGCTCCTCAAATTCCTGGTATGGCTCCTGCATTTAATCCGCAAGTTCCTGTTGGTTCTCCTGCTGCCGCTGCTGCTCCTATGGGAATGGGTGCTGTTCCTCAAGCAAGTGTTAATCCGACTGATGATTTGCCGTTCTAAAACTGTGTTTATATAATTGCTGATGGTTAAAAAAGAGTTGTAATAAAACAACTCTAAGTTTGGTTAGAAAGGTCTGAATTGCTATTTTGGCAGTTCAGACCTTTTTCTTTTATATGCAATCGAGAACGATAATATGAGACGAAATATTAATAATACTAATCTAACCAAAAGTTATATATTTAGCAAAATCAGTCAAGTTACAATATTTGCTGTTTATACCGGAATTAGCGACTACGTTATTCAGCATTGTATTGATACTGGAGATTTAATTTCCAGTCCTTTTCGTGTTGATGAACATCCGAGTTTTGGTTTTCGTTATAACGACAAAGGCATGCTTAAAGGTAGAGATTTTGCTGGTTATTTTTGGGGCGATTGTCTTGATGCAGTTGCTTATGTTTTGTCTGGTATTATCAATAGAAATATTAATATCAATAATAAGAACGATTTTCAATTTGTTCTTCGTCACATTGCATATACTTTTCGTGATATAATTTATGGAAAAGAAAAAGACGATAACGTTAAACTTCAAATAGAAACTTCTCTTCAATCTATTCGTAATACTAAAAGTATTATTGAAATAGTTCCTCGTCCATGGAATAATAATGATAAAAAATATTGGAATCAATTTGGTATTAGTCTTAATCATCTTAATACTCATTTTGTTTATGCTATTGACCAATATTATATTAATCGTTATATCAATCCTGAACCTAAATATTTTTATGATAGCAAAGACCCTTGTTATGCTTATGTATTAGGACAAGATAAAAATGGTATTTATAATATTAAATTGTATTTTCCTAATCGTAAGAAAGGTGATGTTCGGTTTATTACCAACAGTAATCACATTGAGGGTGTGCTAAATCTTGAACTTAATAATTATGATTATATAGTTATTACTAAAAGTAGTAAAGATAGGCTTGCTATTGAGAATCATTTTATACAGTTCAATCCTCTACAGGGGGTCTCAAGCGATAGAATGTCTATTGGAGTTATTAATATTCCGTCTGAAACTTATAGACTTAAACAAAAAGAATACGATTATCTTCATAATAAACTTAATGATAAAGGTTGTATTATTAGTCTTATGGATAATGATATGACTGGTTATCGTGAGGCTATTTGGCTTAGAGATAATTATAATATCATTCCTTTTGTTATTCCTAAAGAATATGATGTTAAAGATTTTGCTGAACTTAAGAAAGAATATTCCGGAGAAATTATTGATAAACTTATTATTGATGTTTATAATTATATAGAAGAAAACTATAAAGACAATGGAGAAAAAGATAAACTTGCTTGGGATACGGAAGAAAGTAGTGCTCTGCCGTATTAGAGATATGCACGAGAAGATAATAGTAATGATGCCGATTACAACTGAACAAGAAAAAGAACTTGATGAAAACGAAGCTCTTTGTTTAGGCGAAGATTGTAATAATCTTACTATTGATAAACGTTCTACTATTTGTTATGGTGAAGTAGATATTGATAACGAAGAAGATGCTGATGCTATTAAAAAATTTGGTTTGCTCGGAAGTGGAGAAACTGATAACATGGTCTACTCTAATGTTGATTATAAAACTGGCGTTTGTGCTTTTGATAATGTACCTAAACAATTTCCTACTTCTGATGCTATTTTATGGTATAGACATAACGCTTGTCTTATTGGCAATCCTAAACGTGTGGTTATATTTAAATGCAATAAAAGTGATTTTTAAATTATGAGTTTTAGTCCTGACAATTTTGATTATAGATTCATGGCTGAAGAGATAAAGTCTAAAGGTCATGAAAAAGTTCTTGATGGTTTACTTAAAGAACTTGATTGTTCAAGATATATCGAAAATGTTGGTTATCCTATTGCTTATAATTGTTATGCTTACGACCGTACTTGTTGGAAATTTAATTATGTTTTAGACGATGGAATTGATAAAGGAATATTATCTGATGAACGATGTGCTGATTACCGAAAAAGATTTGAAACTCTTGATAAAGAAAACGAACTCTTCGCGAGAAATCATCCGGAAATCGGTAAATATAAAAAAAGTAAAGGTAATAAGAAAAAAGAATCCGATACTAATGCTAAAGAACCTGTACGTAGAACTCGAAAAGTTAGAACTAAAGACATGTTTAGTGGAAAAGTTAGCACTGAAACTCTATTCGAAGACGGTAAGCTAAGAAAAACTGCTGCCGATAGACGTCTTGAAGCTCTTAATTCTCGTACTATGAATTTTGCTTTTGGTAGTTTTAAACCTAAGAAACATGAATGAATGGTTATATAGAAAAAATAATCTTGAAAAACCTTGTTGTTGGCGAGCCTATTTAAGTAGCGATGCGAGTAGTATTACTGTTGAGTATGGTATTGTTGGTGGTAATATTCGTATTGAAAGTTATGCTGTTACTCAAAAGGATGCTAATAAAGAACTTCAATCTCGTTATAACGATAAACGAAAGCAAGGTTATATCGCTTTTGAAGATATAAAAGATGATAACGGGAGACCCCCAGTAAGGGAATGTACAAGTTCATTATATCCTTATCTTGAAGCTTATCTTCCGTCTTATCGTACTAATGAAAATAATGGAAATATTCTTCCTATGCTTGCTAAATCTTATACCGGCAAGATTTGGAATAAAATTCCTAATATGATAGGACAATGGAAAATTAATGGACTTCGTTGTTTTATTAGTGCTTATAGAACAGATGATATATTTCGTTCTGTTCGTCTTAAATTTCAAAGTCGAGAAGGTCTTATTTGGCATACTCTTACTTATCTTGAAGATTATTTAATTGATGCTATTCCTCAAGGATTTATGTTGAGTATGCTTAACGATAATTGGATTCTTGATGGTGAAGTTTATCTTCCTGGTCATACTGTTAATGAAATCAATCATTTTGTCAAAGACCCAAATTGTAAAGAAAATAAGCTTCTTCAATTTTGGTGTTATGATATAGCTATTCAAGATATGCTTCAAGAAAGAAGAAGTGATATTAGAACTCACAGTTTAGGAAATGTTGCTCACTTCAATAATATTGACGAACATCTTAATAATACTAAACAATTAGTTATTCTTCCTGATTATAATGTTTATAGTGATAACAATGCTGTTATATTCCGTGATAATTTTATTAGATTAGGATTTGAGGGACTAATACTTCGTAATCCAAATGTTGATTATCAATATGGTCGTCGTCGTGTTGGCTATATGGAAAAGTTTAAATCTAAAACTGATGGTAAGTTTTTAATTGTTGATATTCAATCTGAACAAAAACGTAATCTTCCTATTATTACTTGTCGTAATGATATTAATGATGAAACGTTTGAAACTGGTTTTAGTTATCCTCATGTTAAACAAGAAGAAATTCTTAGAAATAAGAAAGATTACATTGGTAAATATGTATTTATAACTTTTGGAGAAAGAAGTGGTATAGCTCAAGTTCCTTTTCATATTAAAGAAGTTTATTTATTATAATTATGCCTACGTTTAATTTTATAAAAAAGAAAGATGATGTTATAAAAACTACTGATAAAAAACCTGATAATAATATTGGTAAAATTGATACCAATAATATTAAATTATATTTTGATGTTATAAGTTCTAAGAAAGTTGATAGAGAAAAGACTTATTATTCTGCATTTTTTAAGAGTTTGTTTCTCTTTACAAACTTTAATGCTAAGTCTTATAATATTCTTCAAAAATATAATAACGAAGAAAAGAGATATAACTATTATATTTGTCTTTATGAAGAAGAAGTTGAAGATGCTATCAAGCTTAAAAGAGATTATACCGGTGCTTATCGTATTTATATCGGTTATATTATTTCTAATTGTAATAAGGATTTTAATGTTGATGTACATATTGTAAATGATGTCAATGTAGAAAAAGCTGTTATTTATCGAATTTATTAGAATATTAATCTAGCTACTAATGGTTGTAATACTGTTAGTAGCCTTTTTTGTGCTCATATCGTAACCGATTGCGAATATGTTAGAAACAACTGCTAATATACGCGAGAATGCTATTCTTTTGCCCTGTAGAAGATTTTCTTATGCGTCCTTTACAATTATATTGATTTTGCATAACGTTCAACACAACGCCTTAGAATGAGTCGTTTCGTATTATATAATACTAATAAAACTTTTATATATTTGATATAACAAATAATTATGATATGAATTTTAATAAAAGACCTCTTATTGGTATTGCTGGAGTTAAGAACTCCGGTAAAGATACCGTTGCTTCTATGATTAGTTTTGTTCATGAATGTGGTACTTATTCTACTTTTAAGAAATGGTATGATAATTCTGAACAATATAATAGAAGTATTATTCATTTTGCTGATGCTTTAAAAGATTGTGTTAGTATTGTTTTTAATATAAAGCGTCCACTTCTTGATGATAGAAATATAAAAGATGCTCATTATTACAATCCTGCTACTTGTGAAGTTATTGATGACCAAGCTGTTATTAAAGGACATATTAGCAAATATAGTCTTGAAGAACTTCGTAATCTCGGTATGCCCAATAACGAATGTGCTATTAAAATAAGACATATTCTTCAATGGTTCGGTACTGATATTTGCCGTAATCATATTAATGAAAATATTTGGGTAAAAGTTTGTATGAATCGTGCTCAACATCTTAAACATTATAACGGTTTTTGTATTATTGCTGATTGTAGATTCCAAAATGAAGTTGACGCTATTTTGAAAAATGGCGGTATTGTCTTTAGAATTAATAGAGAAGATGCTGGTTCTAAAGATACTCATGCAAGTGAAGATATAGCTAAACTTACTGATTGTATTGATATTGATAACAATCATGGTTTAATTGGTCTATATTATGCTGTTTATGATAAAGTAATGAAAATGCTTAAATAGTTCAATTCCTCTACGGGGGGTCTCGATTGTATAACTTTAAAATATTACTAATATGTCTGATATTTTTTCTGCTGCTTTAGTTCATGAGGTTTGTCCAATTTGTTGCAAAGCTATGAACGAGCAAATTATAATGAACACTATTGGAAATAAAAAGAATGCTAAAGCTATTGACGAAGCTAACGGCAAAGCTATTGGCTATTCTAAAGATGCTTGTGAAGAATGTTGTAAACATAAAGATGATGGTGTTTATGTTATTGCTATTGACCCTACTCGTAGTGGCGATGATGGAATTTATCGTACTGGTCAAATAGCTTGCGTAAATAAGAATTTTCAGTTATTTAAAGATAAATCTGATTATATTCTTAAAACTGATAACGGAGTTAGTTTTATATTTATGGAAGAAGAAGCTGGTAAATTAATTGGTATTTTTAAATAAATAAGTTATGAAAATAATAGAACCGAGTGTAGAACTTTGGAAACAAGAAAATGATATTGCTCATGCCGTTCGTTGTGCAAGAGTTTGTTATAAACGAGAAAGTGGTAATGATGAAGCTACTTATAAACGTCTTATAGAAAGTAAACATTATAGTGTTTTTCGTCATGCTTCTTATTATTATATTATTAATAAAAACAAAGTTTATCATAAAATTATTGATACATTTATTAATACTGTTGATAGTAAATTAAAAATTGTTGGTATTGATATTAAGTATGATGATAGAAATATTTATATTGTTGTTAATGGACAATTCCTTTTAGAACATCCATCTTTTATTACCGCTATTAGTAAATATCAAGTAGACGAAGATACATTTAAGAATACAGAAATTGGTTTTAATATGCTTCGTTATACTTTTAAAGTTGTTACTCAAATAAGTACATCTCGTGAGCTTAATCGTGTTAGTCCTAATAATATTGCTGAACAATCTACTCGTTATGTTTATGAAGATGGTACTATTTGTAAGCCTCATTGGATTAGCGATGAAGAAGCTGATATGTTCAATGAAAATAATGATGTAGATTTAGATGAAGCTATGAATGTTTATCTTCGAGGTTGTAAAAAAGATTTTGAAGATTATAAACTTCTTATAGATAAATATAAATTAAATCGTCAAGATGCTCGTGGCAAACTTCCTATTGATACTGCTACTATTTGTGCTTATACATATTCTATAAAAGAATGGCGTGCTATTATTGACTTGCGTTATTATGGTACTACTGGTAAGCCTCATGAAAATGCAAAGATTGCTGCTGGTATGATACGTGAAGAATTTATTAAACTTGGATATAAATTTAAATAATTAAATTAATACAACTATGAATATTTTTAGTAGAATTTTTGGACTTGGTAATAAAGATAAAAGAAATTATGAGGATAAAACTCCTTATAAAATTCAAATTATGAGAAAAGCTCTTGTTAGACGTGATGTTGAGTTTGGCACTCATGTTTATTCTGTTCATGTACCTGCTCGTCTTGTTGGAAACTATCAAGATGCTCTTATAAAGAAAGCAAAGAAAGCTGTTCTTACTCCTCTTGAAAAGACTTATCTTACTGGTTATCTTAATCCTGCTTATCGTTATGCAACAGAACCTCGTAAACGCAAACAATCCTATTGAAGTTGTTCAAATTGGTGTTAATTTTTGGGGATATAAAATATATGCTACCAAAAACGGTCTTAAACTTGTTGATAACGGTGATGGATTGCACAGTCTTAGTGATAACAACGATATAGATAGTGACCCTTGTGCTCGTGCTAAAACTAATAGATTTAAAATTGTAGATAAATTTAGTAATTAAATGAAGAAAAGTAAACGTTATAAAAAGCTTGATAAAACGCCTCTTATTAATAAAAGAGCTATGCGTCATATTATTGAACATAGTAATATTTGTAAGCATGCTATAGGAGAACTTAAACTTGCCGGTTATACTCCTAATGGCAATGAATATGCAAATTGGATGTATCGACAAGTTCTTGAAGCTGTTGCTGTATTTGCTTCTCATGGTAATAGTGGTGGTTCTGCTCCTTTTGAAATTAATCTTGTTCAAAAACTTTGTAATTGGGATATTATTAGCCCTCTTCGATTTACTAATGATGAATGGCAGCAAATAAGTGCTGATGGTACTTGTCAAAATATTCGCAAATGTGATGTTTTTAAAGAGCCAAATGGTGATATTAGTTATAATGGAGCTTTTACTAAAAAACCTATTGAACGTTATAGTTTTGCTACTAAAGAATGGACTAAAAATAAAAATATTATTTGTTGGAGTGGAGGTTTATTTGAACATGAAAATAATATTTTAACAGGTAGATATTTTAGTTGTTGTAATTTATGGGCACATGATACTATTAAAGGTTGGATGCCTAAAGAAAAAGAAGTTATTGAATGTCTTGAAGTAGAAATTGCTCCGGATAATTGGATAATGGCTGTTGATACAAATAGTACAAGACTTTTATTTCTTTCTATTAATTATAATATACAATGGAAAGAATGCCCTTGTATGAAAGGTGTTCGTCTTGAGGATGTAACTCCTGAACTTGAAGAAAAAGCATTAAATGAAATAAAAAACAATAATTAATTATGGAAAAAAGTCTTTATGCAATTAGTTTTGAACTTGAAAGTCTTATTGATAAGATTATAGAAAGCGACGGTGAAATAACTGATGATATTGAAAATCAACTTAAGATTAGTAAAGAAGAACTTTATCAAAAATTAGGTAATTATCGTAGAGCTGTTTGTATGATTGAAAATCGTGCTGCTGCTTGTAAAGCTGAAAAACAACGTCTTGACGTTCTTCAAAAAACTCGTGAAAGAGCTGCTAAAAGATTAAAAGATAGTATGCTTGAAGCTTTACTCCTCTACGGGGAGACTGGAAAAGCTGGAAATAAAGTTATTGAACTTGATGATTGCAGACTTTCTACTCGTGATACTACTGAATGTATTGTTGAAACTAATCTTGTTCTTAAACTTCTTGATGCTTGTTTAGATAGATTCAGAGAACTTTGGAATGCAGATATGCTCGACTATGATAAAGATGATGTTGATAATCTTGATGTAGATAGTTTTATTCAAACTATTAATCAAAATTTTGCTGCTGAAAACGAAGATGTTGCCGAGCATATTAAAGAAAAGCTTGGAACGCTTTTTACTCGTGCTGATTTAGAATCTACTAAAATTAAAGTTGAAATAACTATTCCTCTTATCGAATTATGCAAGATGATTAATTATGATATAATTAATACTTATTTCAACCATGAACATCAAGCTAATATTAGTATTGATAGTTCTAAATCTGATTATAAATCATATATTCAGAATCGTAATGCTCAACTTCTTGTTGCATATCTTTGTCAAAATCAATCTCTTCAAATTAAATAATTATGGCTTATACTGCACGTGGTGTTCCTTGGGTTTATAAAAGTGTAACTGATGTTACTCATTGTAAAACTTCTATGGAATGTATGGAAGCTGCTGGTCTTAATTTCGTTGTTAAGAAATGTGAACTTGTAGCTAAAATGAATATTGCCGATGATGTTGATAGAACTCTTGACGATTTGCTTGAAGCTAAAAGAAAAGATGTTGAAGCACATATCAACGGTAAATATATGTATTCTAAACTTGATAATGCTTTCTGTACTTATCGAGATGATAATCATACTCCATTAGGTTATGTAAAACAAAGATATACTATTGTTCAGAATACTTCTGCATTTAAATTCTTTGATAATGTTATTGGAGAAAATAGTGCTATTTGGCAAACCGCTGGTTGCTTTGGTAATGGCGAAAGAATTTTCGTTAGTGCTAAACTTCCTCAAAATATTCTTGTTAAAGGTGACCCTGTTGAAAATTATTTAGTTTTTGTTAATAGTCATGATGGCAGTTCTGGTGTTCGTATTTTGTTTACTCCTATTCGTGTTATATGTCAGAATACTCTTACAGCGGCTTTAAGAACTTCTACTAATAGTATTAGTATTCGCCATACTGAAAGTGTTCATAAGAATATTGAATTAGCTCATGAAGTTCTTGGTATTACTAAGAAGAAAATTGAAGCTACTGAATATGCTTATAAGATTCTTTCTGATATAAAACTTACCGATGATGATGTTGTTAAATATATTTGTGAAAATAATCTTACTGATACTGAATTAAATAATTTGCTTAATACAGGGCATACGTATAAAGAACTTCTTTATCGTAATGGGCTTGCTGTTAGTGATAGTGGAATTAGTATTCGTAGGCTAAATACTATTGTCGATACTTTTGATTATTATCAAAATGGTATTGGACAAAAAGAAATAGCTGGTACTGCTTGGGGTGCGTTTAATGCTATTAGTGGATATTATTCTAATGTAGATACTTCTACTGATGGAATTAAACGTATGGATAGTTTGTTGTTTAATGATAAAGCTAAGAAATTAGAAAAAGCTGTTAACTATGATTGGTGAAATTATTAAATGTAAAAATCGAATTAAAAAAAGAATAAAATTATGGAAAGAGTACCTGTAACTGTAAAACTTTGGAAAGTTAACATTAATGCTATTATCCCTCAATACGCTAAAAATGGTGATGCCGGTATGGATTTAACTGCTGTTAGCGTTACTTATGATGAAAAACTTGATTGTTTTGTTTATGACACTGGTATTTGTGTTGCTATTCCTGAAGGATATGTTGGTCTTGTTTATCCTCGTAGTTCTAATCGTAAAACTGATGTTTATATGACTAATCATGTTGGTGTTATTGATAGCGGTTATAGAGGAAATATTCTTGTTTGTTTTAAGAATAGAACAAGTCAACATATTATTAATGCTTGTAATGATTTAGCGTACGATATTGATGCTATAGCAGATACTATCAATTCAAATACAGATTGTTATTTTGAGGGTACTACTTGTCCTACTGTTGAAGATAATGAACATGATTATCCTTATAACGTTGGTGATAGAATTGCTCAAATAATGATTGTTCCTTATCCTAAAGTTATATTTGAAGAAGTTGATTCTAAAGATGATTTAGGAGAAACTGAAAGAGGAGATGGTGGACATGGCTCTACGGGAAAATAAATTAACTCCAATCGGTTCTAATGAACTTCCAATCATTGGAGCTGATTACATTAATATTCATACTAATAAATCTTTTAGAGTTATTGAATATCATAGTAAAGTTCTTCATATTGAAAATAAATGGATACCTGCTGTTTGTTATGCAGGTGTTGATAATACCGGTAAACTTAAACCTAAAGTATTTGTTAGAACTCTTGAAGATTTTCAACAGAATTTTGCTGCTTTAATTGATAACTTTGGAGATTACTATAAATTATAAATTATGGGAAAATATATCGGAATTAAAATGATTGAAGCTACACCAATGAAAGCTTCAATAGCATTAGAACATGGTTATAAAATAGGCAATCATAGTGCTGATGAATTAGGATACGAAATTTCTTATCCTGATGGTTATAAATCATGGTGTCCTGCTGAAGAATTTGATAAATATTATTATCATATTCAAGACGAAAATGGCGATATGTTATATCGTAATGATATAGAAGATTTCATTGCTGCTAAAGAAAGTGTTAAGGTTGGAACTAAAACAACTAATACAACTCTTACCACTATTACTGGATTTGAAGTTCACGGTCAATCTGCTTGTATAAATCCTGATAATTTTAATATGCAAATTGGTGAACAATATGCTTCTGAAAAAGCTAAAGACCAACTTTGGTTTGCTCTTGGTTTTGTTCTTCAATGGGCTAAAAATGGTATTAAAAGAAATAAATAAAAACTTAATGATATGACTGTATATGAACTTATTGAAAAACTTCAAAATTTTAATCAAGATGAGGAAGTTATTTTTCATGATAATCGTTGGGATGAAAATTTAGATATTATTGAAGTTGAATATCATGACGATAAAGTTGCTGTTGTATCAGAATAAATAGTTATTATTATGAAAGTAAAAGACGTTATTAATAATTTGCAAACTTATCCAGAAGATATGGAAGTAGTTGTTATTGATGCTAATTGGGGAGAACAAATGGATATTGTTGCTATTGAAAATGATATTGATGAATTTGATGAAAAATCTGTTCATATTGTAGCTAAATAATAAAGATAAAGTTTTATATGTTATACATGGCAAGATTGACGTTACTGCCAATCTTGCCGTTTCTGCCGTTCATTCTAATAAAGACATGGAGACCCCCCGTAGAGGAATCAAACAGGTTCATGCTCATCCTCTACGGGGAATCTGCAATAGTCATAATTAGATGAATTACTGAGCCGGTATTGCTTGTGAAAGTAGTATCGGCTAATTTTATACTGAACTTACTAATTTTAATAATTATATAAATATGGATGCACAATTAAGAGTTTTTGAATTTAAAACAAAAGATGGCGATAACGATATTACTCGTTATGCTGTTCAACAAATGACTGATAGAGGTTTTAGAACTCTAACTATCAAAGTCGGAACTGAATTTAAAAATACTGTATTCAATAAGAAAACAGATGCTACTAACTTTATGAAATTAATTAAGAAATTATGATATTCGTTATACAAATAGTAATCGTAGCTGTACTTCTTATTAAGGGTCTTTGGCTACTTATAAAGAATTTTGATGATGTTGTTAAGACTATACAAGAGAATGAGAAACGTAATAAGTAATGCAATCCTCTACGGGGGGTTGACAATAATCATATTCTTCTTGTGCTTCTTAATCTTCATAATCTTCTTAATCGAACTCATTTATAGATGGCTTATTTTAAAGCCATTCCAGACACTTTCTCGTTCGAGTAATACAAACTATCATCTTAATAAAGAAAATTGAATGTAGGCAAAAAGAAGCCTATTCTCGTAGACGTAACTATACAAAATATCCCCGCTTACCGAAATGGTAGGCGGGGATTTTATTTTTGTCGGCATTATGATGAGCATTACTTTAATCAATAATAACTCTACCTTTATCATCGAGTTTGCAACCATCAGGAAATTTTTGTTCGTAAATAGTAACAAATTCATCATAATTTCCACGATAAATAAAGTTATGATTTACTACATAAATACTTTTACGAGTAGTACGAGCAAGAAGAGCCATACTATCGCCAGCACAAGGATGATTGCATTCTGGACGTACAACTGCATCTAAAGCATTATAAAAGCTTCTTCTATTACAATTAGCATAAAGACAAAATTCTTTTTCAGATATTTCAACAGCATTTGTAGACATTTCAAGATGTCGAATAATATACATAATTAATAAAGCAGCAGTAGGACATTTACTTATCCACATAGGAGCAACAGAACCTAATGTTTGAAGAACAATACAAAAATTACCAACTTTAATATTTTTAGAAGTAGAATGTAAATCATATTGCTTACCTGTATCATTCATAGTAAGAGTTATAGTCTTTTCTACTTCTTCAAAATCAAGTGGAAAAGGAGTAGGAGAAATTTTAGAAAGCTTTTCCTTAATCTTTTCGTCAACAGCTTTCTTAGCTTTAATTGTACGATTTTTGTCAAAAATGAAATAAGGCATAATTAAATTATTTAAATTATTAATATAAATATCAACAGCAATATTAATTAATAATTGTGTAATATATTGCACATTTATAGTTAAAATTTTAGTTAAATGTCCAATTTATTACACGTAAAATTTTTTGATTTACTTGATTATCAATAACAAAGAATGTTAACCTATTATTATATAATATATAGATAAGCCAGAATATTATTTATTCCAGCTTATCTACAATTATTTTAGTCTCTAAGACTTTCACCTATTTCCTTAACAGGAATAATAGACATAAGATTTTCATTAAGTTTATAATAACTATTGTTATTTGGTAAATCTTGTAGTCTCTTAATACCACGAAGAACAAGGGTATTATTAGTCAAGAATACTTCTAATTTAGTTCTATTAGCATAACGACCAGTCCTATATTGTTCAAGAAGTTCACCATTTCCAATAGCTCTAATAGCAACAGACAAAGCTTTAAGAGTATCTTGAATACCTGTACTTGCGGCAACAGGACTACTCCAAAGTTTATTAGCTTCGCTAACAAAACCCCATGGTGTATAAGCTTGTGATTCAGAAGCAAGACGGTCGGCATGATACATAAGAAGATTATACCAAATAGCTTCTTCATTATCATCATCTCCACCAGCAAGAGCAGTTAAAGCAATTGCTCCAACAATAGCAGCACCGGTATAAATAAAATCAGAAGCAACTCTTCTCATATTAGCGCGTTCACTTTCAGCAGCAAGCATATAATTAAGATTAATATGTATTCCAAAATCTATAAGATTTTTGCAATAAGTTTGAATAGCATGAAGAACAGTAGTTTTATTTCCTTGTTCTTTAAGTCTTGCTATATCATTACTTGTATTAGTAAATGGAATAGCAATAAAATCAATAAGTGATTTATAAGCACCTTTTTGAATAGTACCTAAACTTTCATCATAATAGGCATTCCAGCGATAACGTTTCTTAAAACCAGGATAAAGATGTTTATGGAATTGCATTACAATACCACCAAACCATTTAGTTTCAAGAAGAGCAGCTCCATTCTTATCATAAACACCATGAATGGTCTTGTTTACGTTAATAACTTTATTAACAAATTTGGCATATTCTTTATAAGTAAGAGGACTATCAGATTTTATTTCAGCATAACCATCTTTAGTAATTTCAAATTGACTATAAATATCTTTATGATTTTCTTTGAAATCTTTATCAGCTTTTTTAATTAAACGTTCTCTTTCTTTAATATATTTTCTTTTTTGTTCGTTAGTAAGAGCAGAAGCAAAACTATTAACGATAGTCTTTTTAAAAGTATTATATTCAAAACGTTCTTGTTCGTTATCACGAATACGTTCTTTGAGTTTATTATATTCAGCAACTTGTTCTTCATTAAGAACATTAAGCAAAGCTTTTTCATCCATTCCTCTATGATATTGTTCTTTAGACATAATAGTCCAATTACCATCATTATCTTGAACAAGTCTGTGACTTACCATCATAGCAAGAAGAACTGTATTCTGCATCTTATGTTCACCAATAGTTTGAGGAGTAAACATAAGACCTTTAACTTTCTTAATATAACCTCTTAAATTTTCTTCGCTAACTTCAGATTTTCTATCATAATCAACAACATTAGCCATCTTAATAATAGCATCTTGAAGAGAAGAACTTCTATCACTATACATTCCGGACATATAACTAACAATACCACCAAAATATAGTGATTGAGCTTTAAGATAATCAGATTCATTAAAATATTCACGAGCAAGACGTTCCATACCAATATTAACGTTACCAGTAAGAACGTTAGCAATACCACCAGTAATATTCATTGTCATATATTTAGTGCCAGAAATATTCTGCATCAAACTAGCAAACTTCAATAGTTTAGGAGCATTAGTTTCTTTATATTGTTTAAATATAACACGACGAATATAATTTTTGACTTGTTCAACGGCTTTGTTATTATTAGTCATTTTATATTCAATTTCATTCTCACTACTAAGAGCCTCATCCTTAACAAGATTACCTTTAATCTTAGTTAATTGATAAGATTTATGTTGAGTAAGAGCATCAGTAGCACTATACAAAAGATGTTTAATAGTTTGAGTAGCAGCAGTATTAGCACTGTTCTTTATGAATGTATCAAATACTTCATCCCAATCAGTATTAAGAAGTTCTTCATGAATCTTTTTATTTTCTTTTTCTATCTTAGCATTTTCAGCACGAACTTTTTCTCTACGAATAATAAATTCGGCTTGAGTTTCATCAGCATTTCTAAATGCAGGAACAGGAGATTTCTTTTTGCTATTATTAGCAAATATAGTTTTAAGCATAATATTAGGCATGATATAATCATTATCATAACTAATTTCATCATTATTATGCCAACGTAAATCATTAGGAACATTAGAACTAAAACCAATAAATCCTAAAGCTTGATGAGCAATTTCAGCAGCATTAAACGGAGTAGATTTTTTTAAAGATGGGAGATAACCCTCATTGACAAAATATTTATTATTATTGGTAAAAGCATAACGAAGCATTGTTTGTTGCATATAATCAATAGCTTCTTTTTCATATTCATTAAGGTTATCATAATCTATATTATTATAACCACTACCTTGTTTATAATTACGAGAATTTTCTTTCCATTCCAGATTAGCGGTTTCCTTACGGGGTTCAATATTAGTTTGATTAATTTTAGGCGTCCATTTAGTTTTAACTTTAACGCCATTGTCGTCAACATATTCAGTAGTAGTCCAAATACGAAGAGGCTCATATTCTTTAGTATAAGGATTAAGAACATGATTCTTTTTGAACCAATCTTCATATTCAGCAGGAGATTTCTTCATCATCTCTCCACGAACTTCATAATAATATTCAGTATTAACAATATTAGTATGTTGATTAATAAATTTAACAGCATCAGTTTTAGCTCTATTAATATATTTGTTTTCATCTTTAGGTTTAATAGTTCCATAAAAAATAGTATTAGGAACTAATTCGCCATCAGCATTACGTTGACTAAATACTTCATCCCATGCAGCAAGAAAATCACTGCCACGATTAATAGCATCTTTACGTTGTCTTGACCATAAAGTATTATCAGTAGTAATTTCACATTCAGTTTCAATAAATTCAGCAACTTCTTTATTACCTTTAGTTCTTGCAAGACCGGCAGCTTCAAGATATTGAGCAATTAATTTTAAATCATCAGCAGTAAGATTTTTATTACCAAAATCAAATATCTTTTTATCAACACTCCATGCTTTATAAAGAAGTCTATTAGCAGCTTCTGTTAATTGCATTTCCTCAGCAGGAATAAGACGATTTGATTTCAGTTTACTATAAAAAGTATCATTATAAATAACATCTCCGTTTTCTTTTTGACGAAGAACTCCAGCATAAGGCAAACCTGTACGTTGATTAATATTATAACCTTTAAGCGCTTCATCTTTTAGTTTAGCAACTTCTTCATCGGTAAACAATCTACCATCAACAATACCATAAGCATCACGTGCTTTCTTAGCTTTTACTAAAGTTCCAAATATACTACCGCCACGACGAGTATCGGCTATATCTGAATAAGCGTTATTAAGAGCTTTAGCAAATTCTTCATCAATAGTATAATTAGCGTTATTGATTAACCATTGTTTAGCATGAGCATATTCAGGAATACTCATAAGTCTATCACGAGGAACGATTAATCTTCCCTCAATATCACGTTTTTCATATTTAGCAATAGTATCAAGAGCATTATCGAGTTGTTCTTGCCAACCAGTTTTAGCTTTTCTATCAAGATAATATTCTTTTAATTTAGCAGTATTAGCAATATAATTTCTAAGAGCAATAGAAGCTTCTTTATCTTCTTCGTTCTTTTCAGTCATATCGTTATAATAAGTAGAAGTAAGATAAGCAATTTTTGTATATATTTCATGAAGTTGTTTATCTTGTTCTTCATTAAGAATGCCATTTTGAGCAACACTAATAATATCTTGCTGTTCTTGAAGAAGTTTTTTATATTCAGAGAAAATAGCAGGATAATATTTAAGCATATTGGCATCTTGATTTACCATAGCAGTAACATAATCCATTCTATCTGAATTAGCAAGTGCTTCTTTATAAGCAAGTTTTTCTTGAGGAGTTAATTTATCAGCATCAATAATAACATCAATTCTACCGTTCTCGTCATATAAGAAATTAGCAGGTTTGTAACGAGAAATAGTATGCTTAGCAAGAAAAGCATCTTTCTTCCATTTAGCACGTAAAGCTTCAACAGAAGTTGTACTGTTAGTATCTTGAACAGCTTTTACATAATCAGCATGAAGCTTATTATAGTCTTCATCAAAACTATCAATATAAGGACGAACAAATCTACCGTCTTTAATCATTCGATTATAATCAACAGACTTACCAGATTTAGCAGCACGAGATTTAATATCTTTCATGTGTTCAGCAAAATCACGAGCTTCATTCTTTCCGCTAATTTCAGCTTTTTTAAGTTCTGCATCAACTTCTTTAATAACAGTTTGAATAATAGGATTACGATTAAAATGAATATCTTGAATCCACATATCTAAGAAAGATGTATCTCCATAACTTGTAAAGATGTCCATCATTTGTTCTTTTACCATTGGATTACTGCTTGTGGCTTCATAGAACTTAATAAACCAATTATCACGAGCATTATTAACAGCAAGATTATTTTCAAGTTTAGTAATAATTTCTTTTATTTTATTAATAGCACGCTTACTATCTTCATCAAGACCATCGACAGCTAAATCTTTGAATATCTTAAATCTATTACGAATAGCATTTACAGTATTAATAATATTAAAGAAATCAGTTTTAATATTATCGTTTTCAACATCAGCAAGAACTCGTTGAACACTACCCATAATGCTGTTGCCTAAATTAGTGAAATTATTAGGACTCATATTTAAGAATTTAGCAAATGTTTTACGAAAGTTATTAACAGTAAGTTTCTTATTGTTATAAAGAGCAACAATTTCGTTATAAGCAGCAATTAGCTCTGTATCATATCCTCTACGGGGGGTCTCATCAGCAGCAATAGCAGCTCCGACTTCATTTACAAAATCAGCTTTAGCTACTGCACTATTAATATTACCAACTTCTTTAATTATATACTCAATAACACGAGGGTCGTCAATACTCATAACATTAGCATTATTATCAACCATAAAATTATTAGTACGACCGATTATATCAGCATAAATAGTTTCAAAATAATCAGCAATAGAAGTAGCAGCAAGTGGCATATTTTTAACAATAGCTTTCGTATCAAGATAATCAAGATTAGCATGATAGAAATTCTTTATAACTTTTTTAGCAAATTCATCACCAACATTACTCTTAGAACGAATAAAACTTGTAGCTTGTTTAAATACTTTAGCAACACTATCTTCTTCAGAAATAGCAGAATACATAATATTACTATTATGAATTACAACTCTATGAAGTTGATAATCTTCTGCAACATTACGATTAGGATATTTATTAAGAATATCAATATAGTTTTGACTATTCGCATCTTTAAAATTATTATCACGAATATCATCAGCTATTTCTCTTGTCATACGAGTAGCAACATATTCGTAACCATCTTGTGCGACAAAACTAACAGTACCAGTAAATCCAGGATTTACGACAACAGGACAAACATTTTCTAAGAAATTATTATTAGCAATAACATCTTCAACATAAGGATTAGTTTCAACTTTAACAATATCGTTTTCATCAACGATATTCATAAATAACCAATCAGTATGTTTAGCAAGTTTATTATCAGTAATTCTATTTATAACACTGTCTATTTCTTCATAAATATTATTTTGTTTAATAACACTATTTTCAGTTGTTTTATTAATATCAATAGAAGAAAGTTTATTAATAGGAATATAAGTTATAATACCGTCTTCATAAACTCCAGTATAAACACGAATTTCACCGACATATTTAATCTTAATAGCAAGTTGAGGGCTACCATCAGCATTAATCAGACCGTAATATTTAAGAAGATTTTCTCTATCTTCAATACTTAATTCGTTAGCAGCAAGATTAGTATCAACAATAAGATTTCTTTTAGCATCGTATTTAATAATACTTCTGATAATATTAGCTTTTTCAGGATGTACTTTATTAATTCTGTCAATACTACGATAAGGCAGATTAAAAGTATCAAGATTTTGACGAATATAACCTAAAGCTAATCTACGAGTGAGACCCCCCGTAGAGGAAGTAACACGCCAGTTTTCCATACCAGCTTTTGCATCTTCGGCAATATTAAAACCGCCATTACCGAAGCTTTTAAGAACTTCAATAGTTACAGCTCTTGTAACATTATTCTGTTTGAAACCATTATTTTCAAGAACATAAGCATATTTAACTATATCAGCAAGAGCAAGTTTAATGATAGGATTAGTACAATTCCATGCAACATTAAATTCGTTATGAATAGCATCAATAGAAGCATTACCTTGATGAAGTTTAATTTGTTGTCCAGTATATCCTTGACTACGATAATTGGCATCATTAAAACTATTAACATCAAAGTATTTAAATATACCTATATCTTCACCAAAATTCTGTTGTATATAAAGAATTTTTTGAGCAGGAGTAAGTTTATTAAACTTATCTATTTCTTCGTTAGTAACATTATTTATATCAGTAATATAAAATTCATTTAATATATCATTATTTGCACCAATACCGGCAATACGCATAAGTTCAGCTTCACGAAGAACATAAGTTTCTTTATCATCATTAGTTTTAATAACTCCAAAACTATTATCTTTATTATCATAAATAATAGGCATCGTTAATACTGTATAACCAGCATTAGCGAGATAGCTACGACCTACAAGATATTCTTTATAATCTTTATATTGTTTCTCTGTAAGACGACCATTAGATGTATAATCTCTAAGACTATAAACTAAATTAGTAAAATGTTCAGAAGCAGTTTCATCAAATGCTTGAGCAATCTTAACAGATAAAACAGTAGAACGTTGAAGATAAGTAGCAAGAATAGGATGAACGCTTTGATTCATATCAGAATGAGCAAAAGCATCAATTCCTTTATCTATATTCGGGAATATAGCTTCTATCAAAGGAACATCTTCTCCAGTTTCTTCGTTATGAGAATAAAGTTTATTTTTACTTTCAACAAGTCCAGCAATATCAGTAAATACTTTATTATTCATATAGAACGTTTGTTTAGCACCGTATTTGTCGGCAGTCAAAACATTCAAATGATTATTAAGAATATTACCAATTTCACGAAGTTGATAGAATTGTTTAAGAGCAACATAATCATGAATAAGAGCTTCTCTTTCATTCATTTCGTTTTTCAAACGACGAGCATTTTCAGTCTTGTTGATAATAGGATGAGCAGTATTACCATAACGTGCAGCAATATCATTACGATAAAGTTCTTCAAATCTTGAAATAACAGTATTAATATTGTTGGCGTTTTTAATACCAGCACGTTCAGCGATAGAAACAAAAGTTTCAACAAGAGGATTAGAACCACTTTTAACTCCAAAGCCTTGACTTTCGTTTACATTACGAACAAGAGTATCTATAATAGGCTGATATAAAACACTAAGAGCGGTATCGTAATCAATACCAGCCATAGACATTGTTTTAAATGGAACGAAAGTATATTCATTAAGATTATGAATAGCAAGAGTTTTCATAACATCAAGAATATAAGCAGTAGTTTGAGAACTATAAGGAGTGATAAGCATATCCTCAACGTTCTTATTATCATTGCTCCAACCAATACGATTATGTTTGATTACTACTTTACGACCATCAACAATAACATTATCTTTGCTAAAACGTTCAATAAGATTATTGATATGTTGTTTTAATTCAGCATCGGTATAAAGATTACTTTTATCTTCTTTAATAGGTTTACCGTCTTTAGTAATGGTATTATAATCATATATTACAGGAATATATTTATCTGTAACAATTTTGGTAATATTACCAATACTTGAAAGAGTATCAAGATTAACAGACATACCTTTAAGAGTACGACCGGCAGACGCTGTTTCGTCCCAGTCAAGTTGAGTATTAAAATCATGAGAGCCAATACGATTAGCTGTAACTGCATTAGTATTAACATTTCCAAGCAGTTTATTCCACTCTTCGTTAAGCTCTGATAATCTATCAAAGTTAGAAGTACCAACATTTTCTTCAATAGCAAAAGGACTACTAAGTATTTTAATAAAAGTATCAAGAATATTATTATTACGAACACCAGCATCTACTCTATCCTCTACGGGGAGTGTTAACCACTGCTCGTATGAAGCGATTCCAGCCTCTCTCGCGAATGTTTCTGCGGAGTTGAACTGTTCTTCATAAATCATATTTAAACGCTCTGAACGGGCTGTATTTCGCTCCTGTGCAGCTTCTTTGAGTTTGTCTTGTTGTTCGTCGATAGCTTGTTGTGCTTCCTCGAATACTGCAAGTATATTGTCAATAACATTATGAAGAGGATGATTGCCATTATCATCAAGTTTAGTAAGATTTTCAATAACATTATTAATATAGTTAGAAGTAGCAATTCCTTTAGGTTTGTTACCAATAGCATTAGCTATTTCGTAAGTAAGTTTTTTAGCTTCGCCTTTAAGTTCTTTTGCAGCAGCCCAAACTCCATTAGTTGTATCACGAGTTGCATTAATCTTATCAACAATATTACTAATCAGACGACTATTAATTTCTTCTTTCTTACGATTATAAGCTTCTTTAATTTCGTCTTTAGTGACATTAGCTTTATCTACATAAGCAGAAATTGATTTACGAGCAGCAAGTTCAATATTAGCTTTAACATAATTCAAATATCCACGTTTACTTTCAGCACTATTTGGTTCAGCATTAAGATAGAATTTCTTATCGTCATAACGAGTAATAACGCCATCTTTATTTTTAGTCAAACCAAAAGTCATAGCATAAACACTATCAACGTCAAAGTCAGAACCAGATTGAGCAACCCATTCATCAGGAAGAACAACTGTACTATCGTAAGTATCGGGAAGAAATTCTACAACACGCATAATAACAACAGATTGTTTTCCCTCAGTAGGAATACGATAGCCAATCATTGTACGAGCATCTTCGTCAATATATTTATCTATGTTATTATTAAGTTCTTCAAGAGGAATATCTTTAAGAATCTTATTCCAACGCGGTAAACGAATTTCGGCATAATAAATATCTTGATTATCAAACTTACCAACTTTACGATAAGCAAGACGACTATCTTTTTTAGTATGTTTATCAACTTGAAAACCAAAATCAGAAACTTGAGCAGCATGCCAACCAGGCATTTTCTGTCTTGTAATACTACGATTAAGAACACCATTAACAAGATTTTCAATCTTACTACTAATGCTATTCATGTACATTGGAAATCTTGGTTGTCCATTTTCATCAGTAGTAAGAAAATCAAGAGTATTCTTATCTGCACCATTACGAGCAGCATTTTCACGAGCAAGTTTAATTAAACGTTCGTAATTTAAACCTTTAATATTACCATTCTCGTCAAACATTATATTACCTTTACTATCAAGAGGAATATTCAATATAGCACAAACATCTTTAAAACTTGCATTAATATTAGCAGCCATATTTCTAAAGATAGTTTGTTTATATTTTCTTCCTAATTCAGTATTAGGAATATTATCAAGAAGTTTTTTATAAACTTGAATACCAATTTTATTTTCAGCATCTTTAAGATGAGAAGGAACTTCTTGTTGACGATATAGGTAAGTATAGCTATATACTTCCGTATTAGCCGAAGCATTAGCGATAAAATTATTGACGTTCTCTTCGGTAAGTTCCCCCGTAGAGGAATCCCATAGTTCCATTAATTTATTCTTAGCAGCTTTAGAAGTTTCAACAGTATTAAGCTGGTCAATACCAGCAGTTTTCATAGCATTATAAACAGTTTCAAGTTCAGTTCCTTTAATTAATTTAGGTATAAGAACAAATTCGGCGTTCTTAATTTGACGAGGAACTTCGATATTTCTATCAGCATCATAGTGCAAATCAAAATAGAAGTTTTTCTGTACTTGAATCTTATTAAGAGTATCAAAATCTATTTGGTCTAACGGAGTATTATCAAGAAGTTTTTCAATAATATTGCGATATTTTTCTAATTCACCAGCAGCATAAATTCTACGAATAAACTCGTCAAGAGTAATATAAGATTGAGCGTCATTAGTCTTACTTTTACCGGCATAAGGACGAATTAGTTTCTTAACAGTTTCTTCATTAGTACCAGCAATTTTTAATTGTTCTTTAATTCTATTTATTACATCTTCTTCACTACCTTTATTAGTATTAAGAATAGTAACAGCTTTAAAAGTCTGTCCTAATTCAAATTCACGACCGCCAATAGAAAACTTTTCTTTAGTTTCAGGCTTATTAGATAATTCGTTATAACGAATATCACTATTGCCAAATGGACTACCAGATGCTTGAACTTCTTTAAGACGTTTCAGAATATCTTGAGCATTTTTATAGAATTTGGATTTACCATTAAATAAATCATCAAAACTTTTTTGAGCAATAAATTCATTAAGAACAAATTCTTCAAGACGTGCAAGAGTAAGAGCATCTTTACTAAATCTATTAGATTTAATATCTTGTTGAACTTGACGGTTATTTTCATTTATAGCATGAAGATAAGTATCAAATTGCTCACGAAGATTAGCTACTCCACGTTCAAGATAACTTGAAATAAATTGCTCAACAGCGTCATTAATAGCTTGATTTTGTTTAGCATTAAGAATTAATTGACCATTAGAAACTCTAACTCCTGTACCGTCGGCAGTATCAGAACGACCATAAAGAATATCTATAACTTTATCGTTTCCAAGCAGATTATCATACAAATCGAGGGTAGCAAACTTAGTATCCAATTCAGAAAGACGAACAACATTCCCGTGAAGAATATATTTACCAGTTCTTTTATCTTTATGAAATACACCTTTGTATTCTGTTCCATCTTCGTCTTTATAAGCTTTCTTTTCATAATTTTCGTACATTTTATTTTCGTCATAATCGCTACGAATTACAACATCACCATCAGCGTTACGTCTAAACGCAAATCCTATTTCAACGCTTTCTTCAAATATAGACTTATAAGTATTATAAGCATCAAGAATTTCTTGATATATTATATTTCTGAAAGCGGTAAATAAAGGATGATTAGGATTATAAGTACGAGTTTTATCTTCATTAACGGTATATAATCCTTTTAAATTAATAAGAGGATATTTAAAACTAAATTGATTAGAAGCATCAGATGGAATGCTAAGAAACATATTGGTAAAACGAATATTTTGTTCTTTACCACCAATATTATATTTATGGTTTTCAGAAGCAAGATATTCAATAAGATTAGTCATAAAGTAATCGCCTTTAGACATTTTCTTATATAAATAAGGACTATAATCTCTACGGTCATTACTGCCAATAAAATAATTAACTCTCATTAATTCTTTACCATATTCAGTAAGAGTATAATTATCACCATTCTTTTTAAACAATCCAGGAATTATATCTCCGTTAGCAGCAGTTCTTTCGATAAGAATATTACTATAATTGTATCCAGTTCCCGCAAATTTCTTCTTAGCATAAGCGGCACAAGCTTCTTCGCTATTAAGTATTTCATTAAATGTAAGAATATAATTACGGTTAAGAACATCTGATTGAAGATTACCTTCCGAATTACGACTATTAAGATTTACCGGAATATAAAGATATTTATTAATCTTTTCGGCAAATAATTTCATAGCTTGAATATCAACAGCTCTAAAGAAAGACGGATTAAGAGTATCATAAACATTACGTTGTTCTTGAGTCATTCTTTCATAATTACTTCTTTCAGTATTATAAACTTTAGAAGCATCAAGAAGATTTACCAAACCACTAATAAAACCTAAATAGATTTGATTACTATTATTATAAACAGCATTTGATTTACTGTTTTCTTTAACAGCATATTTTTTGATAGTATCAGGAGTAATATCTGGAATAAGAACTTTAGCTATTTTATATACTTCGTTAACAAAATTATCTTTTTCAATAGAAGTAGGAAATTGATTATCTTTAGCGATTTTAGAAAGTTTATTTAATTGAGCAATAAATTTATCAGCTTTATTAATACTAATATTACGAGTACTAAGACTAATCTTGTTAAATAAAACGTTAACAGGATTAGCACTTTCGTTACTAACTTCTGTTCTCGGAGCACCTTTTTCTGTAATAACAGTTTCTTGCTTATTAGGAATAGGACGATTAAAAATCATTCTAAACTTATAAGCAAATTGTTTATTATTAGTAAGATAATCTTTTATATAAATAAGACTTTCAGCACCAGCTATATTATTAGCTACTTCTTCAAGACTATTCATAAAAGAATCAAAGTTATCATTATTAACTTTAGTAAATAATAGATTACTAATTACAGAATAATCTTCAAATTCAACAGTAGTAAGATTATCATTAAAACTATAATCATAAACAGTAATATCTTTACCTGTTCTTGAATCTTTAGTTATAGTTCGTTTTGTAGTTTTAAGTTTAGGAATAGCGTTAAGAAATACACGAACTATTTCTTCAATATGTCCCTCGTAATTAGGAATAACTCCAAGAGTATTAGTTAATTGATTTAAAGATGGGTCTATTTCATCAACAGCATCAGCAATAAGTTCGCCAGTTTCTTCAAAATCTAAACTTTCTTGATTAACAGTATCTTCGGGAGTTTCATTAAATCTACTATTAATTTGAGCTACATTTTTATTATTAGCAATTTCATTAAAGAAATCTTTATTCAAAATATAACTAACTCCGGTATAAAGATTTTGTAAAGCAACATTATCTTTATTATATTGTTGAAGATAATTAAGAAGTTCATTATATTTTCTATTTTTACTATATTGAGAAATAACAGATGCTAATTCTGTATTACCAGGATTACTTCTCTTAACAGCATTAGCGTAAGTTTGAAGCATACGAACAAACGTAGAAACTTGAAGTTGACGAACAGTTTTAATATTTCGTTTATTACTAAATAAATCATTGAAATAAACAAGATTTGCTGTTGAAGCAATATAATTAATAGCATCTATACGAGCGGTATAAGAACTAAAACCATCAGCGGATTTAGTTTGTTCTCTATTAATAATATTACGAATACTCATTGTTGTATTGTTTCTCATATTAACAAGAGCATCATAAATAGTATTAACATCGTTAACATCAACATTGTTATTAGCGATATAATTCTTGAAATTCTTACTGTTATAAACAGAAGCAAGTTCAATATATTCTTTAGAACCTCGACCAACTCTTTCGGCTAACAAATTGTCGAGATTATCATTGTTTGTAATCTTAACAGTACAACTCATACTATTATTATATTTATTGTTATTAATAGCATTGTCGAGCATGAAGTAAAATATACTTACACACTCGACAAGGCTGTTTTTCTTCGTTCTAAGCGACTTTCGTTTTATACTGAACAATCCTATTCGCAATACATTGTAAGGCTGCCATCGTCAAGCATTCTACGTGTATCGGCTTGCAATGATACAGGCAAACCGTTTATAAAGTCGTTTATATTGTCTGCCATATAATCTTCGCTAACAGCACTAAATGGAGCATCAGTAAATTCAAAGTCAGTATCACTAAAATCAGTATTATCAATATCGGTAAAATCATCATTAGCAAGAGGTTCTGGAGAAGCAACACGACCAATCTCATCCTCTACGGGGGGTATTATTGTTGCTGTGTCAGAATCGTCTTTAGCAGCTATATCATTAAGAATATCAAGTTCTTGTTCAAGAAGACTTCCTTTATTAACATTAATACCAATAATATCCATTATAACTTCGAGTAATTTACGAAGTAAAGATTTATCAGTTTTATTTTTAAGAACAGCACCATCAGCATTTATTTCATTGAGCTGTCTAATTAATAAAGGATTTGTTAAACTTTCAACAACAAATTCTTCAAGAGCAAGAACTTTATCAGCACGAATATTTAAGAATCTTGTATAAGCATCTTCATTAGGATGATTTTCACGAACATATTTTTCATAAGCATTATATATTACTTCTAATTTATCAAGAGCATCTTTGCGAGAATAAACATTATTAAGTTGTTGGTGAAGATTTTCATGAACTATTCTACGTAAAGCCCAACTATAACTTTGTTTATTAAATTGATTAGCATTAATATCTATTTCATTCGTAGCAGGATTATATTGAGCATAAACTTCATTACCAGCTTCATCAGTCAATTTTGATTGAACATTGATAAATTTAGGTATAATGCCAATATTATCAAGAGCATTGAGTTTATTTAACGCAACTTCATTTCCTGCAAATATGGCTCTAAAACTATCAGAAACAGTAGTGTTTTGATTAAGACGACTAACCAATTCATCAGAATCAAATTTACTATTTAAATCAACAGATTGTTTTTGAGTTGTAACAGGAGTAGCTACATCAAAACGAATATTAACACCGACATATTTATTCTTAGTATAGTTAGCACCATTTTTATCTTTATCGAGTTTAGTTTTAATCAAACCATTCTCGACAAGAAATTGCTGATAACTATCATATTCTTTTTTATAACCGCCAACTTCAATAATAGTTTTATTATTTTCTCGTCTAATATATTTTCCATCAATTGTATTAAATGTTTTGTCTTTAGCAAAAGCAAATGGAATATTAATATTTGCATTATCACAAAGACTATCAATACAATTAATAAATTCTCTATTAGTACGAATAAAATCTATTCTTGACGAATACTTATAAGACGGAGCAGTAGCGCCAGCTTGACTACTTCGATTTCTAATTAGATTTATATCAGTATTATAACTAACATTACGACCACGAGTTCCGTTAGCTTCATTCAAGATTATTAGTCCATGAAATATATTATTATTTTTAATAGAAGTATTACCATCATTACGAGTAGTAAAACCAATCATAATATTTCCATTATTTGTCTTATTGGCTTTAATTCCTTCAAACATTCCAGACTTACCCATAAGTTGATTAAGACGTTCCATAACATCATCAACTTTAGGATTATTTTCAATCCAATCTTGAACTATATCAAATACTTCTTTTTGAAGAGCAGCACGAATTTCTTTAGCTTCTTTATTTTGAAGTTGTTCAAAACGAGGCTTAGCTATTTGAGCAATATCATAACCGCCATGTCCATCCATTATAGCAAAGAAAGAAGTACCAACAAGATTGCTCTTAACAAATTCTCTATTTATTCGTAAATCGTTTTCATCATTAATTTGAATACCGGCAGCACTTGTTACAGTAGCAAGTTTAACTTTATCTTCGTTATAATCATAAAATACTTCACGAATATCATTATCGGCAATATCTTTCAAAACTATATTTCCTTTACTAACATCAGCAACTCTAAAAGTTCCTTTTGTTTTATTGCGAGCAAATTCGTAAGTTTGAACAAAACTACCAGCGATTTTATCAAACCAATTATTTACATTTCCTGTAATATCATCAGGGTGTATAATAGCAATACCAACAATATCAGTAAAATGTTTTACTAAATCAAATACAGCATCATCGTCTTTTTCATTATAAATAGCAAGTTCTTTGCTATCAATAAGTGGAAGTATTTCTTTTATAAGACGTTTAACTTCTTCGTTATTTCTAACATCTTCGCCTCTACTATTAAGCTGATATATAAGTTGATTAAGTTTTACGGATTTAGCAACAACATCTTTCTTATTATTAATAACATCTAAAACATAATCTTTAAACTTACATTGAACACCAGCATTACTATCAACAATAATATCGTATTTCCAACCGCGATTGACATGGCTAAGCATTCCTGTATTTTCATCATAACGAGGAATACCCATATAACCAATAGTTGCTCCGTTCTTACGACCGATATAAATACGACCATTACTTGCTTTACCAATAAGTTCTTCGCCAGGTTGAAGTTGAGTAATATTTACATATTGTTCTTCATTAGTATCAATACCGTCAACATTAATATTATTAAACGGATTAGTTACTAACCAATTAGCACGAATTTCAGCGTGACGTTTAATACGATTAGCTTTAGCTTCACGATTAAGTCTTGACATTGATTCATCATCAGTGGCAATATATTTAGTATTATCATCACTAACAATATAATTAGTTATTTCATCAAATAGATATTGAGCAATAACATCAACTTTTGACATATCATAAATATAAGAAACTAAATCTTCTATATTAAAATAAGTCTTACCGTCAATATCAACACCATAAGTAATACCATTTTCATTAGCGGTTTCAACAAAACGTTTAATAACATTTTCTATATTACCACGATTACCAATTCTACGATTCATTATCGCAAGCATCGCTGCACGCAACATAGTTTTATCGTTATCATCAATAGCACTATTTCGAGTTCCTTGATTATCATAAGAAAGTTCATCTCCATAAAGACCATTCATAATACTGTACCAAACTACATCAGCAGTTTCTTTATCAATACCATTTGCAATAGCATCATGAATATATTTATCATAATATGCCATTATAGTTTCAGCATTTTCAGTAAGTATATCGGGAATATTAACTCCAATCCATTCAAGAGCAAAATCATTAACAGCAAAGTCATCCCAAACTTTTTGAGCAGTAGCAGGCTCATCAGTCTTATCCTTTACGGGGGGTGTTCCTTGTCCATTTTCATTATCGGCAGGAGTTTCTGTTCCAGCAGGTTCAGCAGTAGCTTGAGCAGTAGGAGGTTGTTCAGTAGCAGCAGCAGTTCCAGCAGTTTCAGTAGTTTCAGCCGCTTCATTAATTGCTTCTTTCAGACCCCCCGTAGAGGATTGGTTTGGTTCAGTCTTACTCTTTTCTTCTTCTTTAGTGGTGTTATCCACAGCAGCGTCAGCATCAGTTTCTTCTCCAATGTTTTCTTCTACTACATCATCGGCAGTTTCTCTATATTCATCAGCAGCTTCTTTCTTTTTCTTTTTATTATTAATAAAATTATTAATTCTCGAATCACTAATATCAGAAGCAACAAATACTTTTTTCAAAGTATCAAGTTTCTTTTTATCCGCATCCTCAATAGCATTTTCATCATTAATATTATCACCATATTTATCATAAAGTTTACCATATTCTTCAAGAGCATTATTAATAATCTTTCTACGAGATGCATCAAAAACATTCATATAATGATTAACTTGCTTTTTAAAATCAGCGTCGGTATCACGAGCATTTGCTCTATCTAACTTAGTATTAAGATTAGTTCTATATTTATTATAAGCAATATTATATTCTTCTGAATATTTTTCTCTAAATTCTTTAGCTTTAGCTTCATTTTCTTTATCATTAAAATCATATCCAGCAGGAGCATTATTTTCAAGATAAGCAATTTCATTATCTATTTGCTCAATCATATTTCGAGTATCATCATTCTGTTCAGAAGTTTGAAGCAAAGATTTATGATTACGAAGAGTAGTAAGTTTATTAGCATAAGCTAAATTTTCAACAGCAGCAAAATATTCAGGATTAATATTTTGATTAGAAGCAACTTTTTCATTGAAAAGATTTTCAGCATATTGATTAATTTGTTTATTGTATTCATTTGTATTATTTGCATCAATATGTTGTTTAGCAATTATTTGTGCAACATTCATAGAAGCACCAAACTTAAGAGCTTTATTAACAGAATTAAGATATAAATCTTTAGTTTGTTTTATATCATTCTTAACTTGTTGTTGAAATTTAGTAGCTTCTTCATTACTAAGACCAAATTTTTTAGCATAACCAGTACGAAGTTCGTCACTATCAATATAGGTTTCAAGGAAATTCATATTACCTGTATTAATAGCATTAATAGCTAAAGCAGAAGTATAATTCTTACGAGCAATATCTTTAAGAAGTTCTTTTTCAGATTCACTTTGAATTTCAGTAGCTTCTCCTTTTTTGTCTACATTAAACGGATTTTTATTGTTATTAATTGCAGACATTTGTTCTTGATATTGTTGAGCAAGAAGAGCACGATTAGTTATTTCTTGTTCACGTTGTTTTTCACCGGCAACAAATTCTTTATTAAATTTACGGTTATAAATTTCTCCTGCTTTACCAGCAACTCCAGTAAAAGCAACACCACCTAAAACACCCCAAAAAGCGCTTTCCCACATGTGAGCATCAGAAAGATAATCTCCTAAAGTTTTAGTATCAGTATTCTTATCAAACGCAAGTTTAGCAAGTTCCATACCTTTATTTTGTGCTATATAGTTTATAGCTTCTTCAACTCCCTCAGTCCATTCATTACGAGCACCATGAAGAATGTCATAACCAAGATTGTTTACTAAAGTACGAGCTTTTTCAAGTTTAGTTAAACTTGCAGCATTAGAAGCAGCAATTTCATCAGCAGTCATACCGAATTGTTTTGCAGCTTTATTATTAAGATTACGAAGTTTACTACTTTTACTAAGAACAAGAGAAGATTTAACAAGATTTCTTAATCCATATAATTGGGCAATATCAAAACTTAAATTAAGCCAATCAGTAACAAAAGTTTCTCCAGCAGCATTAGTTGCTATATCTTCTGCAATTTCTTCATCAGACTTATCTACATATTGAGGATTATTCTTTATAAAAGTAGCACGTTGTTCATCATTCATAGAAGTCAATTGCTGATTAGCAAATTGTTTAGCATCATCTTTAGTTTGAACAGCTTCTTGATAATTTTCAAGCAATCTCATTGTAGCACCGTTAGTAGTCATACTCGCTCCAGTGCTAATAATATCACGAGTTTTTTGAGTAAGTTTAAGAATATTAGCAGCTTTAGTTGTCATTCTATTAAGAGTAAGAATTTTTCCTAACATAGAAGCAGCTTTAGAAACTCCATAACCAGGAACAGCTAAACTAACACTTGTACCAATAGATGGAATCATTTCTCCCCACCATGCAACATCAGTAACGTCAAAAGCAGCATTAGGATTTTCTCTATAAATAGGCATCCGCTTATCAATAGCATCTTTAAAATCAGATATAGCTTGAACAACTTGCGGTCTTTCATAATTAAAGCCATCTTTATCCATAGCATCGACAATTACAGATGCTAAATCGGCAGCACCTAAAACAGTACCAACAGTCAATTGATTAAGAGTACGACCGCCACTATTTATCGCCTGCATAAATTCGCTTTGATTAACAGCACGTTCTTTATCAAGTTCTTCTTGAGTATCAATATTATTTACAAAAACATTATAAGGGGCGTATTCATCAGGATGAAGATTAATAGGAGCGTTACGATAACTACGACCCTCTGCAATAACGCTAAGAAGTCTATTTTTTGTATCAGCATCAGGGTCTGTATTAACGAAGAATGGGGGCTGTGTAGCCCCCTTTTTAGTTTTAGGATTATATTCCGGATTAGGAACTTTATTTCCCTCTCGCAAAAATTTTAGTACATCCATATTATTTATATTCAGTTAAATTATTACCAATAGCATTAGCAATATTTTGCTTATAATCAGTAGTATTATACAAATACTTAGAGTAAGATTCAGCAACGCTATTAATAATAGCAGCTAAATATTTAATATCAGTAACTTGACCAGTTACATAAGCATTAGCTGCTTCATCAAGACGAATATCTTTTTCAATCAAGTCTTGAGCTTCGATAGGAGTAAGCTGACGAATAACTCTATTATTAGTTTTATTAATAAGATTCAAATCGCTGTCAATTTGATATTTACCGATATTAGAAGTATAAGGACTATTTCCTATATTGTAATCGTACTTATAACTACGAAGTTTAGACAAACGAATACCAGCTTTAGTATTAGTATCATTTAGCCAGTCTTTAGACATAACAGGATTAAGTCCAAACTGAATACGCTTAGGAGCTTTTTTAGGATTTTTCGGGTCTTTGATAGTAACAGCAGAACGAATACTTCCATCAGCATAATAAGTAATACCGTTGACAGTAAGATTTTCTTTAGCATTAGCAATTATATTGGTATATTTCATTTCTTCTTCTGTATCCATTTCTCGATAAGTAGAAGTTTCATCATCATAAATATAAGTATTAGGAGTTTGAATAAAATCTATGTTACCAAGAGCCTGTTTAAATCTCTCTTCTTCAACATCCATAATACGTTTATTATCTTCCGGTTTACCAATACCATGCTTAAGATTATATTCTGCTTGTGCATGAGTAGGACTAACATTAGCAATAATTTCAGTCGGCATTATTACGTCTTGCTGAATAATAGCTTCTACATTACGATTTAAATCATCGCCAAAATTAGCAAAATTATTCATAATACCACCTAAACTTGTATTGCTACCATAATCAGTTCCTTGAGCAGATAATTCAGTAGGAGTAACATCAAGAATTTTTTCTCCATTCTTACCAATTTTAACAGCATTAGGTACTACTTTAGTTTTATCATAATCAATAAAACCAAGACCTCGAAGAAAACGTCCTGGCATTTGTATCATTTCTTTAAATAGATTTGTATTTTGATTACGAGCATCTCTTACAGCTTTAGAGAAATTAAATGTATTGTTTTTAGCTTGACGAGGAAGTTCAACATATTGCATTCCATTTTCTCTACCAATTCTAATACCCAAAGATTTAAGAGCATTATCACCACCTAAGTTTTTAACAAGAGTAGTATATTCATCATCATTAAGATATTGTCTAACAGCATAAGTATTCTCGTCAAATATGGCATCCATGTATTGATTAACGCCACTTCTAAATTGATTATCAGGAATATCAGTTCCGGAACTAAGAGCAGTATAAGTTTCAAAAGCATTACCAGCTTTTGTACCAGCATTAACTCCAAGAATCTTATTCATAAATTCAGTATTATCTTCAATGGTTTTTATAGCATTAAGAGCTTCAAGTTTTTCAGGACTATTAGGTAATGAATTAACTTGTTGACGAAGAGCAGCAGTATCCATAGAATTAATATCCCTTTGAATACCATTACGAGAAAATATATCTGCGATAGTAGATTTACTATTTTGAATATTAGCACGAGCTTCTATTGCACTTTCATTTTTAGTAACAAGAGGAGCACCATCTACTATAACATTGGCAAAATTATTATCATTAGCAACACCGCCACTTGCAGCAGCAATTTTCTTAGAAGATGCTAAAGCCTCACCAAATTCAGACGTACTATAACTTCTGTTATAAGCAGCAGCTTTCTTAAAGTTATTAAAACGACGATTAATAAACTCATCATAATTCATAAGATTTCCGTTATTATCACGAACATCATTATTCTTAGATTGAGTTTTATCTTTCCAAAGAGCAATATCGTAATCCTGTTGAAGACTTGCTTTAGCACCAGGAGTTCCCTCAATAGCAGCATCAAGAGCATGTTGAAGTTTATCTTCACTAAGTCTTTCCCATTTATTACCGCTTTTCATAAACATTTCTCCAGTAGCAGATTTAGTATAATCGCTTGTAGGTTTTCCATTAGCATCAAGAAAACTATAACTTTCTCCTCCACCAGCATCAGCTTGAGCAATTTTCAAAGCTTCATTATAAATAACAGAAGTAGGAACTTCACCAACTTCTTGTTTTTTTGGTTTCCATTCAGCACCACCAATTACATTTCCAGCAGCATCTAACTTATCTTCATAATGATAAGTATTAACTTGACGATAATAATTTTTATAATCTTCTGATAAATCAGTACGAGCATTAAGATTATCTCGATAAGCTTTATATTGTTGTTGAGCACGAAGACGACCAATAACACGTGGGTCAGAAGCAAGATTTCCAGCTTCAGCAATTATTTCATCAAGAGCATAACCTTTAAAATCTCCTACAACAGCATCTTGAATTTTACTTTCAATACTATTAACAAGCATTTGTTTAAATTCATCTTCTTGAGCGTTAAGTTCAAGTTCACCAATTTGTTTCTTTAAAGCACTTTCTTGAGCAACAGCAGCATCATGTCTTTGTTGAAGATAATCATAAGTTTGACCTATAACTTCTAAATTATGTTTAGGAACATAATTATAATCTATTGATTTAAAACTACCAAAAGGCATATCTATATTATTTTAAAATTAATAACCAAGAACACTAAGAACAAGTTTATTTGCATTAGGAGTACGTAAACCGAGAACTCTAAGAGTTTCTTCATCAAGTTTAGCTTGACGTTTATTTCTGTTCCATGTATTAAGAGCACTACCAATATTACCTAACATACCGCTAACTATATTTGAACGCGCTTCTGCTTTAGCAGCATCAATACCAGCCTGATGTACAAGTTGATTAATTTTATTAGCGGTATTAAATCTATCAGCTTGAGATTTAAGTTGAGCATTAGCTGTACTAACAGCAAGTTTGTTTTGAATATTAGCAGTATCAGCAGCGAGTCTAAGTCTTGCACGATTAGCACGTTGAGCGGCAAAAGCTTGATTATACTGGTCATAACGAGCAAGATTACGAGCAGTAACTTCTTGTTGATTAAGTTTATCTTTATTAATCAATTCAGTTTCAATATTTTCTTTACGCCCATAAACTTCGTTCTTAGCTTGCTGTCCTTGTAAAGCAGCACGCTGTTTACGAACAAGAGCAACACGACTGTTGGAAGTATTACGACCAATCTCGCCCATTATACGACGAGTATCATCTTCAATTTTACTAAGCTGAGGATTAGCGTTATAACGAGTTTTTAATTTAGCAGCAGCCATAAGAATAGGAGCAGGAATATCTTTTAAATCTTCCTCATTAAGTTTAATTTCTCCAGGATTTTCAATAGTAGGAGCAGTAATATTTGGAGCAGTATATCCATGCATTTGATTAGCATAAATGTTTCCCATTACAGCATCTAAAACAGAACTACCGAGATTAACTCCTAAAAGAATATTATCCATATTGCGAGTTTTAGCAACATCGTCTTGAACAGGCATAACATTCAAATCGTTATCAACAATTTTATTAAGTTTATCTACAATAGTATTTTGTAGTAATGGTTCAAGATCTTTTCTAATATTAGCTATTTCAGCATTAGTTGCAGGAGCTAATCTATTAACTCTTTGAATAGTAGGTTTAGCAGATTTAGAAGTTCTATTATTAACACCCCCCGTAGAGGATGAGCTTGATTGGTTAGTTCCCTTACGGGGAGTCTCATTATTAATGCTTTCAATAATATCTTGATTGTTATTTATTGATGTATTACTAATAGTCCTTTCTCCATTTCCGTAAGTATGAGGAGTAATACCAAATCTATTAAGTCTATCAAGCGTAATATTATTTCTAAATGTTTTTTCTCCATAATTATCAACAGGAGAACTATAAGGAATATAATATTTATTAGATTTATCTTGAGCATCAGTTCCTAATTCTCTAACTCGATTAAGTAATTGTTCAACAGAATCATATTCATTGTTAATACGTCCTCGAATATTAGTATTTCTTTCAGCTTTAGTAACAGATTTAGAATTTATCAAAGGAGTAACAATTCTATCTCCATAACTTGTATCAATTTCTTTTTCTTTATATGGAGTATTATCAATTTTAGTTTTTAGTCTATCAGAAGATAAAGCATCGGCTTGATATACTTCTCTTTCTATTACTTTTTTAGAATGTCTATTAGAAGTATCGTTATCTTTAAGTACACTATATGCGGATAATTTTGGTCGAGCAGCATTTATAACAATTTCATCAATTACATTATCTTTTTTAGTTCCAGTTTTAGCTTTAGAACGTCCACCACAAGCAAATTTACGAGTACGTCTTTCTGTTTCAGAAATAGTATGAGCAACATTAGTATTATCTTTTTTAGCATCTAAAGGTTTTTGAGATATATCAGCACCGACTAATCTATTATGTGTTTCAACCCAACCTAAACGTTTAGGAACATCAGGTTCAATATTAACTTTACCTTTTGGTAATATCAAATCAGAAACAAGAAGTTCAAGATTATGCAATCCAGGTTTAGAATAACGTCCATTAAATCGAGGTTTTCTTTCTTTATTATAAGCAAGAGTATCTTGATTAGGAGTATGTATCAGACCGTTTTTAACGTTGCCGTTTATAGAAACAAATTTTCTCATATTGTTAGTTTTACTTCCACCATATTGTTTTTTATTTTTGTCATTAAGATTATTAGCAATAGCATCCAAACCGGTAATAGGAATTGTAGGTTCGCCATTAGTAATATTTCTATATCCTATTATTGGGTATCTACGATAATATTCAAAAAGATTACTCGGAGTATTATTTACAATACCATTATATATAGGAGTTCTGCGAGAAGCAGCTTTTTTAATATCGTTCACAAAAGTACCATGTTGATTTATCATTTGCCAATCTAAATTATTATCTCCTATGGATACAATCATATCTTTAGCGTTACTTGCTTTATCATCATACCATTTAACACCTTTACTCCAAAAAGGAACATTAAACGTTTTTCTTATAATAGATATTTTTTTATCATTAGAAGAAATTGGTGCAGCATCTGATTTAACAGAAACAACTCCAGTTTTTTTAGCATCATCTATCAATCCTTTAGAACCTTGTCTATAATAATTAGTAGAAATATTTTTAGTAGCACTATTATTAATAAATCCTTTAGGAAGATTAGTTAATCCTCTAATACCTGTTAATATATCAAATTCTGGAGAAATAATTTTAAGTCCTTTTTTATCTTTATTTAATTTATCTGAAGATAATAATTGAATTTTTTGTTTAGAAGAAAGTTCAGAATATTTAGTTCCAATAGGAACATTTAATTTATCAGAAGAAGAAACAACTCTTTCAACTGTATCAAATATAATAGGTTTATTAATATTAGTATTATCGGCAACAACAGTTTTAACATTTTGCTTATAAATATTACCGCCAGTACGATATTTAGTTCCATCATCATTAATTCTATTATTATCTTTATATTTTTCTTGAGCAGCAAAAACTTTATTCGCATTAGCACCGTTTAAGACTAATTCAGCAGGTGAGACCCCCCGTAGAAAAGGAACAGAAGAATAGACTCTTACTTCATTAGGAGTAACTTGCATAACTTCTTCTCCCTCAACTTCAAGACCAGTTTTAGGATTACGACCAACATCAATACCGCCTTGTTCGTGCTTTCTACCTTGCATATAATAGAAATTTTTCTTACCAATAGGAATAGCAGCTCCTCCACGAACAATATTAGGAATATAATTACCATTACCAGCATTAACTACAATACCATTTTTAGCTTTATTTTTTGACATGTCAATAATTTTTATTTAGTGATTTTAAGGCTCGTCACGGCACGCAATTCAAATCGTGATGGATTAATCATTTCAGATATGAAAATGCCATGACGGGCAAACAAATAGCATCAGCGTTTGCGTTTACGTACTTTTTTGCCACCTCCACAAGCATATCGAGGCGACTGTATTTGCGAAACAGCAGTAATAGCAGCAGTAGTATTTTGACCAAGAGTATTCATAGCAGCAACATTATTATTTTGAGCATTGGCATATTTGGCAGTATTTTCGCCAGTTTTACGAACATTGAATTTATCAGCAACATCATCATAGACTTCTAATTCAGCAGGTTTATAAGTTTTATAAGTATTAGTTTTATAATTAAGCAATTTGGAAGTAGGAGTATAACCACCACTTCCGGCAATAGCATTTCCAACAACATTTCCAACAGTACCTATAAGAGTATTAGTAGTATCATTTGTCCATGTACCAAACGCAGCTTTCTTTCTACCACCACAAGCTTTCTTATTACTTCCTCCACATTTACGAACTTTTCGTCCACCACCACAACGCATGAATCTATTACGAAATTCTTTGTTCAATTCAGATTCATTTGTATATAACGACGTAAGACCGGCAGCGTTTTCGATGCCAGTCTTTTTAGCAGCAAGTTCATTTTGCTGTCGATTAAGTTCTTCTTGAGCTTTAACATTTAGAACATTCTGTTCATATTGAGCATTAATAGCATTTTGAGTATTTTGATATTGAGCGTCAATAGCATTTTGTTGATTCTGATAATTAATCATTTCAGCTTGACGTTGAGCTTCGGCTTGTTTCTTTCTTTTCTTACGACCAAACAAACCACCAACAATACCACCAACAGCACCGATTGCAGCACCCCAAAAAGCTTTATCTCTATCTACATATTTAGTTTCCATATATTATTTATTAAAATACGCTTGAATATCTTTAATTAAAACTTTCTTATTAGTATTTCTAAATACAAATCTAATAACACAATATTTACCAACAATTAGTTTGGCATCAACAGCAGTTTGATTATATTCAAGATTATCGTTTATAATTCCTGTAATACGATTAACAATTTCTTGTTCTTCAAAACTATTAAGTTTATTACTAAACCAATTATAATTCCAACGACCATATTCTAAATAAGGTTTCTTATATTCAGCAACACTTTTTCTTTCTTCAAGCAAATTACAATAATCTGAATAACAACAATTAGTATAAATATAACAACCAAGAACATCAAAATTATCATTCTTTTCTTTATTAATAATATAAGTAATAAAGTTTAATATCTTAATAGTATTATAACTATTATTGTTATTAAAATAAACATCAACATACGAACAAAGTTTATCATCAATAGCTTCGTTATTCATAAACGGATTAAGATTATCATCATTATATTCATTATAATTTTCATTATCAAATTCACGAATACGATACATTCCTTGAATCTTATCAACAATATAAAAATTATCTTTTAGAGTAATAAATTTATAATCAGAAGTATAACTATGAGTACTAATCCAATTATTATTATAAAGACTATAACTAAATATACAACTTTGTTTAATACGAGATTTATTTTCTTTTATAAAGTTAAACATCAAACGAGCATTAGCAGTATCATATCCCATATAAATATAATCAGCATTAAAAGTATGAATAAATTTACTTATATTTTCATCAATATCTTCGATATTACTACCATTAAAATTATATAGTTTCTTTGAATTTCTATCATAGAATATATAACCGAAATCACCGACTATATAAGAAACAAAATCTTGAAAACCAGCAATACCATATTTACTTGAGAACATTTCTTTATATTCAACTTCAAATACATCTGGCATTAACATCTGAACATCTTGTTCAGCAGTTTTAAGTTGATTATTAACATTAAAAGCAAACAAAGATTTTTCAGTATGAACAAGAAGATAAGTATCAATACCGACTATATTAGTTATATCACCTTTATTTTCAGAAATAATTTTATAAGCTTCAGGAGAAATATGTTTCCAACTATTAGCAATACTTTCGTCGCCAATAACATCTGTTCGATAAACAGTCTTACCATAAAATTCTTTCTTATATAAATCATTCTTCTTATTATAATTGACAATAATTCTACGATAATAATTATAATAATTAGCATCAAGAACATATAAATCATTTATACGAGAAGCATCAACTATTAAATTAGCAACTTGTGTATTAGTTTCACCACTACTAATATTATAATATAATGTTCGAGGACTAATATTCATTTTCTTTCCCATTAGGAAATAATGACTTTCATGAACAAAAGTAAAACTATATAATAAAGGTTTATTAGCAACAGTATTTCCTTCTTTAAAAAATTCTGTATTATCAGTAGCATCATACGGATTCCAATTAACATCACTAAAAATAACACCACGACTATGATAAGTATATACTGTACTTAAATTCCAATAATAATTCCAAGCATATACAGGATAAACAGTAGTATTATTTGCTCTACGTTCAAGACTACCATAAGTATAATTAACACTACCATCAGTAACGACATCTTTTACATATTCTATATATCCTAACGATATAAGATTTTTGTCAACATCAACATAAAAATCAGTAATATCATCAGTATAAATATCAGAAAGAACTAAACCTTGACGAGTATGAGAAGCTTGATTAGCTGTACTAATACGAAGAGCACCCTCTTTACCACGATTAGAATAACTATTCGGAGGAATAACTTCCGTCTTTTCAATACCAGTTATTTTCTCATCAGCTTTACTATTATATGTAAGAATAGCATTTAGATTATCGTTGACTGTATCTAAATTAAATAAACAAGTATCAGATATTTTATTAGCATTAGTAGAACCGCCAATTATGCTAAACTCTGGATAATTAAATCTAAAATTACTGCCACCAACTTGTTCTCCTTTAACATCGTATAAAGATTTATCATCTTTAGTTATAAAACCACTACCAACATCAGCATATTTTGGTTGTTCATAACTAATGAAATAACCGACAAACCCTTCAAGCATAGGAAGATGTTCAAAAATAACTCCACCAAGATATAATAAATCAGTAGGACAACTATAACGATAAAGACTTTCTCCATTAGCAAGAGTTATTCTTTCAGCTTTAAGATTAACTCCACCGACATCATTAGCACCGTTATTGATAGTATTAATTGGATAACCATCAGTATAAGTACCGTTCGGATAAACATAATGAATAAAGAAAGTATAAATGCCACGACGACCAGGTTTCGGTTTGAAGAAATTTATAGCTTCGGCAGAAGTAGGATAACTACCCTCTCGTCTATCAACAGCACTAATAACAACTTTCGCCATTTGCTCGTTAAGATAATCTTTATGTTTTTCAAAAACAGAATTTTTATTAGCAATTTTATAATTACCTAAATAAACTCTGTTTCGATAATTATCGAGAGTTTTTACATTATAAAAATTAAAAGGTTCATTAGTAAGTTCATCAAGAGAAATAGTTTCAAAATTATTATCAATATCAAATGTAGCAAGAGCAGTAATACTTTTTGTTTTCCATACAACAGCTTCGGTAGAAGCATTGCCATTAACTATTGCACCTAATTGATATTTATTATATGCCTTAATAGTATCAGTATAAATACGAACTTGAATCTGAGGATTAGTATTAGTATAATCATCATCTTCATTATAATAATCTTGAATACTACCACTACCAACAGTAGAATTTCCAGAATAACTAAATACGGTTTTAGGAGTTTGAAGAGCGGCTATATCAGTAACATGTACAGGATAGCCAATAGGAAACCATATAGTTTTATAATAATCATCAATCCAATAACGAATAAAAAAGATATAAGTTCCTTTTTTAATACGAGAACCATTAACAAAACTAACATCTCCAAAATTACTAATTGGAGCAGTAGCTAATTCTGTATAAAGTTCATCGTTACCATCAGTAATATAAGGATTTAAATCTTTATCTTTATCAAGATTAATACTTTTAAGAGGGCAATCTTCGGTAGGATTTTGTTCACTAATACAAACTATAAGTTCATTATTGACATTATAAGTATAAGTTCCAAATACTTGTCCGCCACACCAATGCCAACGAATATCAACAAGTTTAGGATTACTACCGTCAACATTAACACGATAAATTTGATTATTATCAAAGAATAAAACAAATTCTTGATTACATTCAATATGTCCAACTATATTTGCATCAACACCATGAATATAAAAATCTTTAAGACCAGGTTCATTCTGAATAGTTTGAGTATCTTTATCAATCATTACATTTCCAGCATGAACTAAGTCACCATCCTTAAGATGTTCATAAGGAGTATCAAAGTTTAATATTTGACTTAATTGCATAACTTAATTATTTAGGAAATGTATAATTATAAAAATAAGCACGCCAAGCATCTCCATCATAACCATTCACTCCTTGATTGTCGGCAATAACAGAAGCTTTAGCTTTATCTTTTAATTGCATCCACATATAATAAGGATTAGTTCCATATTGAGAAGCAGCGAGATTAAATACAGGATGTTTCATACCACGAGTAAGCATTTTATACATACAGTAATAAGCAAGTGCTTCAATAAGAAACCCGTTATTGGGAACTACTGGTATTTCTCCGTTAAAATAATCGCTATGTTCAGTAGCTATTTCAAGATTACGAATAGTAATAAAATCAGTATCAAAATTTAATTCAATAGTGTTATTGTCAATAATAATATAATTTCTTTTATCCTCTACGGGGGATATGAATTGGTCAGCAACAGTATGCCGTTTATTAAACTCGTCTGTATTGACATGTTCAGCAACAGCTTGATAATGAGTTCTATTAGCACCTGTATCAGTAAGATAAATAGTATCAGATGGACTTAACATTTCGTTATCCATATCGTCCCGACCCCCCGTAGAGGAACTACAACATTGAGCATGTTTCTTATTATAAGCAAGACTTTTAATCTCACAATCATTACGGTCATAAACAGCAAAACCCTTGCTATTAGTAATAGGACAAGGGCTGTGAGCTATACGATTTTCTACGTTTAGCTTTCGAGTTTTATATTCAGTTCTAAGAACTTTAAGTTGAGACATAGCATCAACACACCATGCAGGAACACGAGCAATCCAATCGCTATTATCAGGATTGAAATCGTTGTCGATTTTTGCTATTATGTGCTCCAACGTTATGTTCATTTTGTTCTGCATTTCTTACAAAATTAAGATAAGACATAGGTTCATAATGAAGAAGTATCATAAGTTTACATCTAATATCAGCTTTAAGTTTATAAATATCATCAACAGACTTACAAGCTTTAGCTATTTCTTCATGGCTTTTACCACTAAAATCTTTAGGAAATCTATCCTTACGAATAAACTTAACATTAACAGAATGATAACGATTATTATCTATAAGTTTAAATTCATAATAATAATCATTACTTTTATATACTTTATAATCAACTCCATCATATTTCATTCCACGAAGTTTATATATTTCAGCTTCTTCTTTATCATAAGGTTTTAGACCAGCAGCAATAATTTCTTTTTTCTTTCTATTAGTAGCATGAAAATCAATAACTTTCTTATCAGAAAGAACTTTCCAACGATTACAAACTATAGTTCCTAAACCGCCAGCAAATTTATATCCATTTCCTTCAAGAATACATTTAGCAACACCATAATTATAAAATTTATAAACAAGTTTTTTATAATCGGTAATATTAATCATCTTACGAATTTTAATAACTTCAAGTTGTTTCTTTTTACCATATATTAGTTTGGTAGTTTGAACATAACGAATAAAATTAAGAACAGTAACTTTATGAGAAGAATCAGATTGAATAAAACCAGAAGTTTTAACTTTATTACGAATGGCATCATAATCAACAACTAATATTTCTTCATCATTATCAAGAGAAGATAATTCTAATTCAAAGAAATTATTAATAATATCAAGTTTATCATTAAGATTTCTATAAAGTTTTCCTTTAACAACAACTAAATCATCATATTCTTTTTTACCATCTTCATAATCAGATTTAGATTGTTCTATAAACTTAGCGTAATAATGTTTAATATCTATATCAGCAACCATAACTTATCGAACAAGATTTTCAACAGGAGTTTCGTTTGTCTCACGGGCAACATTAAGTAGATTACGTTTAAATATAATATCCTTAATATTACCAATCATATCTTCCGGAAGAAGAAATTCATTATCATCTAATTCTTCGCTATCATCATAATCTGTATCAGAAAAACTTCCGGCAGATTCAACAGTTTCAGTTTTAATTAAATGAGGATATTCAAAAGGAGATTTGACAACAATAAAATTAATATTAGCTTGTATTGTATCAGAATTAGTGAATATATAAATATAATCATTTATATAATCATAACGAAGAACACGACAAAGACCAATTAAATGATTATAAAATTGAGTAGCATGCTCACGAACAAAAGGAACTGAAAGAGTGTAAGTTCCAACAGTAGAAACAGATTGAAAAGGAGTATTATTAATAAGACGTACAGGACGAGGAACTTTATGCTTAGTTCTCTTAACAAAAGGAAGATTCAATCCCTCTGATTTATATAAATCACCATCAGGAACATCAACAAGTTCAAGTCTAAAACGTTGTTCAAGACCGTTATCAATATAGCCATGAGCTTCATAACTTCTACGAACTAACTCATTACGAGTATGAATAATCGCTTGACGAATGTTTCTACGAACAGCTAATGTATTCGGAGAACCGGCAGCATGAGCAATTTCACTGATTAATTGGTTTAGTGTAGCCATAGGAATAATAGTATTAATATTAGTAATAAGACAAATATATTATATTATCAATACGACCATTATAAAAACAATGGCGATAACCTATTTTCACAAACAGATTACCGCCACTTATTTTAAGAATTAAATCGAGAAATACACTATTTAACGAGACTTTGTTTAAACGTTTCAATATCATTAGCATCTAAAACTATTTATTTCTACTACCGAATTAACGATAGAGAAATAAGCGGCAAGTCTAACTAAGATAATGAACAAGAAGTGCTCCAATTATAATACAAACAGAATAAAGAATCAAATCTTTAATATTCCATTTACCATTATAATAACAACATCTATCACTATTTTCTTTTATGAACAATATCAAGAATGCGAACTTGTATCCGAGAAATACAGTCGCAAAAGCATATATAAATATACCTATAAAATCATTTTTGTTTATCATAATCTTCTTAAAAAATTTTCTATTATTGTACTTCTATATAAATGTCCTTTAGGGTTAGGATGATGGTCGGTATCGGAAGTTTGAAAAGCTTTATTTCTTAATCGAATAGCTTTAGAATTAATAATAGAATTATCATATCTACCATCAAGCATCATAGGTACTTGTAAATCACCTTTTAAATCAAGATAAGGAATACCCCAATAATTAGATATTTTAATAAGTTCATCTCTTAATGTTTCATGAAACCATGCGTCTGCTATAATAATACCAATTTTACAATAAGGCATACTTGTTATATAATATTCAAGAACTTTATTCCATGCTCCCCACCATGTAGTATCATCTACACTATTTTTATCTCCTATTTTATCATTAGTAACAAGATTGGTTTCATTTAAACCAAACATTAATGTTAAATAATCAGTATCTAAAGGTATTTTATCAGTATTTTTATATCTTTCTTTACAAAAAGCATTTTTATTTCCATTATCGTGAATAGTTGAACCAGACACTCCATTGGGATAAAATATCATTTCATTTCTTTTAGCAATATGATAAGCATAACTTTTCCAACAATTCCATTTAGAATCCCAAAATTCAGGACTTTGTTTTCCTTTTAATCCATTGTCATCGGTAAAAGCTTCAAATATTGCTTCTGTAAAACTATCTCCAGCAGCAACATATTTTTTATTATAAAGAATATTATGTTGACGTATAATATTAAACAACTGAATATTCTTTTCTTGTTCATCTTTTGTTTCATATATTTTTAATTTATTTTCATTACCGTTAATATAAATATATTGATTTGGATTAATAGTAGTTTTATGTTCAATAACTTCTCCTTTCTTTTTAGCAATAGCAACATTTTCTAATGTTGTTCCAACAATAGGTTTAGTATTAGAAAAACCATATAATGGATAATTATTTATATAAGGATTTGCAGTTCCTCTAATAATAATATTTTGAATATTTTTTGTAGTATTTTGGTAATAAGTAGATAAATATCCATTTTCAATAACAATATTATTTTCAATATTTCCGCCAATATTAATTTGCGGTAAAGAAATTAAAGGAATTTCAAATACAGCATCATAAATCTTTTGTATTTTTTTCATCATTAGATAAACGTTTATTTAACTCAATAGGGCTTATTTGCAATATAATATCATCTATAATTTCAATACTATTGTATTCTATATTTAAACTTACTAAATTATCAGGAATTTTAGCAGTAAAACTTTCTGTATAATATAAAACAATTTTTTTATTTTCATCATAGCCAACAATAGCTCCGCTATTATCAAAGATTTTAAAATTTATACTAATACTTAATCCAGCAAATTGTTTACCTTTAAAAATAACATATTTATTCGGATAAACACCTTTCTTTAAAACGCCTATATAATTATTTGGATTTTCATAAGTATTTATTTTCATAAAATTCTTAGGAGCAATATTATCTTTACAAAATAACCATTTTTCTATAATATTGTCAGAATTATAAAAAGAAATAATAAATCCATGTTTAGCATTTTGATTATCAAAATAAGGTTTTAAAATTTTACAAGCTTGTTCTAAATCATATTTATTATCGCCATTTATTCCATCGTTGGGAAATAAAACGCTAACATTATAATCACTTACATTATTAAAAATATCTCTTGTATTAATATTATAATTTTTACCATAATATTCAACAGGAATTAATTCATCACCAGTCATAAATTTATTTTGTAGTTGACTTATACTAACTCCGTCGATTGCTTTAGTCTCCATAATTATTATTTTTTATTTAGTTTAATATATTTATTATCAGTAGTTATTATAGGTTTACCGTCAACAGTTAAAAGAGCATCTTTAATACGAACAATACCAAAGAAATGTTCTTTAACTAAATCTAATTCGTCATCAGTAAGAGTACGATTGAATAGAAGAATATCGCTGTGACAACCGATAAAACTTCTTGAATCATCTTTCCTAATAGTTCCTATAAATAAAGTATCAGTATCTTGTTTATCACCAGGATATATAGTTTGTTCATTATATTTATTTTTAGTTTGATAAACAATAGAATTATCTTTATCTATATTTATATTAGTTGCTTGATAATATGAATATGTATTCCATTTATCTCCTTGTTTATATTCTAAAATAAAAGCACCATTTTGCTCTAACGCTTTAGACATAAATACACCATTATCAACTTTTTCAGCAAACCAAATTCTATCAGCAATAACAGTATAATCGGTTAGAATAGGAAGTCCGTAAGCAACAGCATAAGATTTACCATTATAACAAAGCTGATTAGGATAATTCGCTATCAATTCAACATCAATTTCAATATCCTTATTTGTTCCGAAATCATAATAAATATTAGTTTCTTCTTTATTATTGAAAATTTCTTCACTAACAATAGGAACATCTATTATACTACCATCATTAATATTAACCGAATAAACTTGCGTAGATTGTAAATTACTATCAGTACTAACTACACTAAATTTAATATCATCTATTTTCTTATTGATATTAAATTTAAGTTTATAAGTTTGATTATAATAATTATTTTTTGGAACGCCAATAGTAAAACCAAACCAATTATCAGCTTTCTTTTTAACTATATGAAATTTGTTATAAGATTTTGTACTTATACTATTATTAATTTTTGAACCATAATTCCAATTCTTAAAATCTTGAGCATAAATACCAACACCACTATTCAACTTACCTTTAAAACCATAAAGATAAGCATCGTGTTTATTACCACTAAAATCTTTTAGGATTGATGTAGGGAGTTGCTCAATAGTAGCTTCTTCTGTTACTGTTTGAGGATTACAATAAAAACCAAAATACTTTTGAGCTTTAATGCTGGCAGGTAAATGATAGATACCACTTCTATTAATAGTAATAATACCCGTTGTACCATCTTCCTTGTTATATTGGTATCTTATAACAGCATTACCTGTATATTTAATATCAAATTCAGCAATAGAATTTCCAAAACCTTTATAAGTGACATTATATTTTAGTTCTGTACCAGCAGCAATAACTATTTTCTTTTGAGTAGAAGTAACTCCTGTGTTTTCAATTCTCCATTTAGTAAAATCGTCTGCATAACTTTCAATCACATCATAATTACTCAACTTTTGTTTAACAGGGCTATACCAAGCGACAAGAGCATCTTTAATTTCCGGAGGAATTTTATCAACAGCGTTAGCTATATAATCGCGTCTAAGACGAAACCAATTAAGTATAGCTTTAAGAATCATTATAATAGGATTACCAACTATCATACATCTTCTTCTCCTCTTAATATTTTAGTTTGCAACTTCAATTCTTCGTATATAGCTTGCAGTATTTCAATTATTTTTTTCATAATTATTATTGGTTTAAGCGATTATACCAGCGTTTTTAAGACTTGTCAAAAGTTCATTTATTTTAGTAACTAATGCAGCAGCATCAGCTCCAGTAGCAGCAGGAGCAACAGCAGCACCTTTCTTAACTAAACCTAAAACAGAAGCAGTTGCAGCAGCATAAGTGGTATTATTATCAGTCCAGGGAACAGAAACATAAGCTTGTTCTTGATCATTAATTTGAACAGGATAATTTTTACCATTTTGTTGATAACCACTTTTAATACCACCACGAGTATTAGCAGAAGCTAAAGGAAGTTCATAATCATATTCTGTACTTTCTTTAATTAGTTCTTCGATAAATGTTATCAGCAACTTCTTTCTATTTTTGTCAAGGTTAAGTCCACCAACGAACTTAGAAATTTTAATATTGTCCATAATATCATTAATTAGAGCGTTATTGATTGTGATTTATTGTGACGCATTTTAAGGCTCGTCAAGCCATTTTGTACCTATCTCGATAGATTCATCATTTCGTATATCTGAATCGAATAGGCGTAAAGCAAACCGCATCTACGTACGTGTAACAGTATAGTTTTGCTATTCGGCAGAACGCAATCGAACGTATTTCCACCATGCAAAATGTTTTCTATTATCGAGATAATGAAGATTATTATCATTATTATGAGCTTCTTCTTCAAAGCTAATATCATGATAAGCATCATTCTGTTTTTTATGACAGAAACGAACAATTATATATTCAATAATATACCAAAGATAATAACCGACTATAAGCAATTCGAGCATCTGTTTTGTATGAATACGTTCATGATTAATAGTTATAGAACTAAGATAATCAGATTTAGTAAATAGAATACCAAATAAGTTAATAGTAGTATAACTACCGAATGGAATTATTTTGTTTTTGACGATTATCATTGTTTCAGAAATTAAGACCCACGTAAAGGAATGAGAAAGATTCATATCATTGTCTCATCCTCTACGGGGGATGTTAAACAGTCTATTTTAGAGCATCATCTGCCTGTTTATATGTAATACCAAATTTATGCAATATCGGAGCAGCAATCCAACTCCAAAATACTGGAGCAAGAATAGCACTATTAACAAGAACAGTAGTTTTAATCTCACCAGCTTGTTGATAAACTGCACCGATAATAATAATGCTTATTACTAAGTATAATCTTTTATTCCATGTTGCAACTTTACGACCATCTCCATTAAGATAATCGTGAATTTTAATAAGAATAAAACATAATACATTAACAATAAGCATATATGCAAAATCAAAATTATTAAGAATTTGATTAATAATAGTATCTAAATAATTCATATTAAGCAATAGATAAAGATATACAAGCAGCAGTAATAATACCGGCAATTAACATTGGAATAGTATAATTAAGAAAAGCGTATTTCATTTCATAATCTTTACGCATACTTTTACCAATAGCAGTACCGAAGCCTAAAACAAGATTAATAAAAACAGTTTCCCAACCAACATTAAGAGTAATACCAAATACTACGCCAACAATCATTCCTATCGCCAAATACTTCCAAATTTTTTTTAGTTCCATAATTGTTATAAATTTTAGTTAGACAATAAATAAATCAAACTATTGCTTTAGCTAATAAAACTTATGCTAAAACGAAAACGAATAAATAACCACTGTTAATAATTTAATTATTAAGTTTATCAGCATTAGTAATAGTTTGATTTTGTTTAGCAAATATATTTATTATTTTTAAACAGCAAAACTATTTTCAATGAAAATAATTTTTATTTATTAAGCATCAAATACTATTACAGTTCTTCCAAAAGGTGAAACGTTAACTTGAGCGTAAGATATTATGGTTTCACCAGCACTTATATTACGTTTTGTTACAATTTCTATTTCATCTTCTATTGTAACTGTAAATATAATTGCATTAACAGTTTTATTACCATTTATAATATACTGTTTGGCTACATTTCCCGGTCTAATACCTGCTGCAAACCATTCTATACTTTTTGGGTCAACATAACTTTTTTGTCCATTTTTACTAAACGTTATAGTATCTGTGCTTAGATTAACAATAAGAACAGCATTATAAGAATCTGTTTTATCATCCGGAATATAAACAAGATTACTCCACAATTGACTAAAATCAAAGTAATTTCCAGCAACTAATTTATCTCCAACATAAACACCATTTGAATCAGCATTTCCTATCTTAAGCCCCCCCTCTCCATTATCAACAGCGAGAATGGCTATTTTATTTTCTTTATTCATATTATATTTTAAACATTAATAAGTATATTAATTTCGACAATATTATTATCAAAATTAACGCTATTATTTTTATTATCATAATTATTCAGTTACGCCATACATCGTTGAAGCATCTTTAGTTCCAATACTATCATATTCAGATTTAGTACGTTTAACAACTCTTTGAAGATTATCGGAAGTAAGAATATCTTCGATATATAATAAATCTTCTCGTTGGTCAGCAGTATTAATTTTTATACTAAATCTTTTAGTAACAGGACCATTATGAGTTAAATAGCTAATATTAAATTGTAATTCATAATCATCGCCTTGATTATAATAAGCATAAGAGTTAGCAACTTCGATATTATTATAATTGGTATTATAACTATGAATATAATATTTTGTATGATTCTCGCAAATATCCATAACTATATTAGCAATAACAGTATCAGAACCAAATATTTTAATAATATAATTATAAGCATCCATTCCACTTAATTGCGTATTAATAGTTAACAAAGAACCATCGGCAACATTAATATATTTAAACTTTAAAATATCGTTTGGAATAGTAGAAGCAATAGACATTCTATTAACTGCTACATTATCAGTAGCAAATACTATTTCTACAACTTCGTTATTGTTATTATCGGAGAAATATTCTATAATAAAACTATCAGGACTATTTACGCTAACTTTATGACATAAACGATAGCCATTGCTTCCGTCAAAACTATCAGAAGAATCATTTATACCGATAAGTTTTACAATAGAATTTGTTTTTAATTGAGAACGATTGGCAAAAGCGGCATTAACTTCTTTAGTAGTAGATGTGTTTGTTAAAGCATTGACTAAATTATAATCAAACTCAACTATACTTATAGAACTACCATTTAATTTATCATCTACATATTTTTTAGTAGCAGGATGATAAGTATCAGTAGGATTATATACAGTTGTATTAGTTTTAGTTAAAACATTATTAGTCGTAACATAATTGCTATCATTAGTAAGTTGAGAAGTTTTAGTAGGAATACTTGTTTGCAAATCTTGAATATCATTTTCAAGAACAGTTATTTCATATTGTAACGATTTACCTTGTCTTGCAGAAAGAGGCTTAGTAGCATCATCGGTACTTGTATCATCAACTATTTCAGACTTAGCAACTTTATTATCATTAAGAAACTTTCCCATTGCAGCAGAAAGAACCTTATTAACATCACTGCTGTTAACAGTATTTTCTATTGCAGTCTTATCAATTTTCTTATCATTAAGAATTTTTCCTTGAGAAGCTGCTAACGCTTTAGTATCATCAGTGTTAGTAAGATTTCCAATAACATCGGTTTTATTTAACTTAGTATCGTTAAGAAGCTTACCTTGTTTAGCTGATAAAACTTTTGTATTATCATTAGTAGAAGTATTATCTATAATATCAGTTTTCTTCAATACTGAACCTAAATCTGGAATAGAATTAGTTCGCATAGCACCATTAAATATAATAGTATTTGTATCAGAAGAAAAATAAAGAATATTAGGATTAGTTTTAGTAAGTTCAAGTGCTTCAGCTTCTGTTTTAGATGCACAAACTCTAAACGGTTGTCCAACAGGAGAAACAGCACGTTCGTCAATTAGTTTGTTATTCATATCCATATAATTCGCTGTAATTAGTAAAGCGATAATGATTTATTCAACCATTATCGCTTTTATTCATATTCTTATTATTCAATAATAATACCACTACCAGCAGCAACTTGGTCAATCATCTGTTTTAATATCTTACCTTGTGCAGCAGACAAAGCATGAGTTGTACTCGTACTTGTCAAAACGTTTTCAACAACTATTTGAGTAACACCGCCACCGTCAACTCGTTTCCAACCACTATAATCAGCAGAAGTAATTTTAGCTATATCCTTAAGAACATAAACTTCTTGAGTATCTTTTACAATAACAAGCATACCTTGATAGTAGTTCTTAGCAGCATAAGTAGCAGCATTAATCAAATCGGCTTTTGTTCCAACTACTGTACGAGCATCAAGAGGGGCTTGACCTCCTGGTTCAAAGTTGACAGCAAATTGTGCAACACCAGCAGGACGACTTCTTTGCTCTGCAAAAGTATTAATACTATAATCAGATTCAAAAGGAATAGTAGTACTATTAGCAGATAAACTTCTAAATACTTCATCGGTAATTGCTTCACCGTTATAAGTATTCGGTTCATCATCTTCTGAACGAGAAGCATTAGCAACAGTAAATCTTAACTGTAAAGCACCGGACATAGCGCCTTGTGTGGTAAGCTTCTTATAAGCAACAGGTACATCTTGAACTTGAATATTTCCAGCATCAGAAATAGCATAATTAGCAGAAGCAAATACTTCCCATTTACCGGAAACAGTATTATAAAATTCTACTTTAGTTACATTTTTTGTAGACGGAAATTTAAATTCAAGACGAGTGCCTGTAGAAGCTTCAGAGGCAAACTTAGCACCAATAAGAGTATCAGTCCATTTATATAGTCTTAATTTATTATTGGCAATAGGAGCGGACGGTATATCATTTTCTCCATTACCTGTTGAAGCATCTTTACCATTAGCAAAATAAGGATAAGTACCATAAATATAAACAGCACCAGAATTAACAGCACCAGCAGGCAACGGGTTAGGTTGAACAGAAGCTTTATTTCCCCATGAAGTTACAAGTTGTTCACCTTGAGCGTATACGGCATGATAATTATACTGCATAGTTCCTAAAACAACTTTAGTAGGTAAAGTCTTATTACTTTCTTGTCCACCGTAATAAATAAAACTTGCTTCGCTATTTAAAGCACCAGCACGTTTTTTATCAGGTTGACCAGCAACACATCCATAACCTTGATTGAATGATGTTTTAATGTTAGTACCGGCAACAGGAGCAGCCATTCCTACTTCCATTATTTTATTGTTAATAAAATCGCTACTAAGAAGAATAGTTGCAGACGGAGCAACAACTTGCGGTTGCTGTTCGGGAAACAAAAGCATATCAATAATTTCGTTTTGCTTCTTACCGTTTAGAGTTGCAACAGTAGTACCGGCAGCAATACCGCCAACAGTATTAGGCATCTGAATAGAAGTTCCAAGAGCAGACTTATATATATCAGCAGTTAAGCCATCAGTTAATTCTCTTTTAGTAACATTACAACTCCAACTATTATTTTTTAATGTAAAAATAATACTTCTATATAATAAAGAGATTTTATAAGATAACCATTTAATACTAATATTTTTTGCGCTATAATCAGAATTAGCAATACAATAGCACATATCCAATTCATCATTTGCAATAAGCAATCCACCATTTAGAATAAATGAATGAATGTGCTTAAAACGTTCTTCAGTAGCAGCACCTATAACTTTTATAATTTCTTCGTTTGTGCTTTCATTAGTTAAACCATCAACTTGATGTAAAAATAAAGCACCATATAATTTACCATTAAACCAAATACTATTTTCATCATTACTAAAACTCATCATATTAGGAGTAGTTTTCTGAGCTTCTTCGCCTTGTGCACTTGTTTTAGTAACAGCTACTCTAAGTTTCTGATTATTAGCAGCTAAAGTCTCAACAATTTTAGATAAATCTTCCATAATGTTTTTAATTATTTAAACTATAAAAAAAAAC